TATTTCCACCCTCGCGACTTCGGCGGGTATGTTGCGCCGCATGAGGAAGTTTGGCACCCAAAAATGCCGCACTGCGACAATTACACGAAGAAAACGTGCATCTGGCACGGTAACGGATTCGTGGAGCCGAAACGTTTATTACCGCCGGAAGGTGTGGAGGGCGTAGATTTCTTTTGGGCGTGGAAATTCCTGGGCGGCAAGTCTGAAAGAACAAAGATGCTTCGCTCTATCACTCCGCGCGGATTCGCTCGCGCCGTGTTCCAGGCGAACTTTAATGAATAGCACGAATTGCTAAACGTACCCGCTTAATTGCGGGTATAGTTATTCCATCGAAACGCAACTGAGAAAACCAGAATGAAATTCACGATCGCAGTAATGACCGCACTATTTTCTATGCATGGGCCTGGTGCTCTTATCTTTTCAATCATGATTTTGTGGGTTTGTGGGATTGTTGACGTCATGCACCACAAAACGATGATTAATATCAGAGTGAATCGCCTAATTAGCGATATAGAAGGCGCTTGCAAAAACACTAAATTTACGGTGGTGAAATATGATATCTAAAAAACTTGCTGACGTATGCCGCGAAGTTCTGAAGATGAATAACGGCGGCGCAACGATGGCGGCAATGCAAAATAAGATCGAATCGCACGTTGGCTTTAAATTGAGTTGCAGAAACAAATCCGACTTTCTGGATCTGGTAAACCTCTATATCGAAATGGGAGAAAGGAAATAAAATGGCAAAGTCAATCAAAATTAAATGCACCTCAAGCTGTGCTGTTAATATCCAGGAAAACAACCTTTATTCCGCTCGCATTGACGACGAAGGCAATGTGTCAATGATGGTATATAACAGCGACGAACTGAAGAAGAAGCGCGTTTACTTGTCGGTCGGCATTAGCGGTGAGTTGTTCATTGCTGGCGTTGGCGGCGTGGTGGTGGCGACGTTTATCGAACTGAAAACGAAAACCCTGAAATGCGTTGGCCTCGACCACAAAAACCCGGTGAAAAAATCCTTCACCGTCGGAAAGCGCTACCAGGTGGAAAGTGGTCGAGCGCTGGGCGGCGTCGCCGGGTACATCTTCGACCGTGACGGTTGCCGCTGGACGCTCTACCGTGAGGAAGTCGGTTTCAGCGTGTCGGACGGCACCACGTTTGAGGCGAAATACCTGTAACGGATTCGGGGCCATGCGCCCCGATAACCTAAGCACATTTTGCAAGTGCGTTTAGATTATCACTGGATCTCGGATTTAAGACGGCTTATCATTAGCCGCACGATTAACCAATCAGGAGCAAGGCATGTTTTTAAATGACCGCGTGTCCCCACAAGATATCATTGCCATCGCAGAGAGGGAAGGCACCAGCCCCTTGCGCGTAGCCATCCGTGCGAACGGGTATCGCGACTCAGTTTCTTTCTGGCCCAAGCCGAAAGATATCGACGTAAACGCGGACAAGTATCCCACGATCTCGATCGCGAATGATTACGATATCGTCGGAAAGCTGGCGCTAAACGCCGCTCGCTCCGTTCAATTCCCGGAATCATCGGCTTATATGCATTTCCTCGGAACCGTGTCCGCCGCGATGATGGGTCGCTTTTGGGTGGAGTACCACGGAAGCGAGCAACCAACTACGCTTTACGTCATTACGTCGCAGCCGCCTTCCGCTGGTAAGTCTGCGATTAACTCGCTGGCTATCGATCCGATCGTCGCAGAGGTTGAGCGAATCAACGAGGCGCGCAAGAAAGAGCGCAAGAAAATCATGGCGAAGTTGTCAGCCAACAAGCAGGCCATGAAAGGCGAGTTATCGCAGTCCGATATGGCGAAACTGTTCGAAGACAAAGACGAACTTGAGGAGAAGTTAGAAAGCATGTGCGATCTGACGTTCCCCGTTTCAGATACCACGCCGGAAGGCCTGGCGAAAATCAACAATCGGCAAGGCAACTTTGCGGTTATCTCGGACGAAGCGACAGCGGTTAACAGCCTGTTAGGGATCACGTATGGCAACGACGGCGGCAAGAAGACGAACAGCGAACTGGTGTTGAAAGCGTGGGATAAGGGCCACGTATCGATCGCACGTTCCGACGTCAGTAATAATATGTCATTCGTCGCGCTGGGCTGTATTTGCGTAATCGCCCAGGATGAAACCATCGACGCCATCATGCAAGCTGGTTCTCGCGGTATCGGTGTATCAGAGCGTTTCCTTTTGGTTCGCGAGCAAACGCGGTTAGGTGAGCGTGTGTTCATTGACGAAAACGGGAATTCGACCTATGAGCCGATCGACAAGTCTTTACGCGCTGATTACTTCCGCCTCATTCATGACATTATGACGGAATCGTATATCAAGCTGGAAGTGACTGAAGCAGGCATGCGTCGGCTGAACAAGGCCCGCCAGGAGTTGGAGCCGGAATTAGGCGACGGCGGGAAGTATTCGCATACGATGCTGCGCGGTGCGATGGGTAAATTCGATAAGCAGGTGATGCGCCTGGCGTCGGTAATCCACACGATCCGCAACTGGCAACCTGGCGGCAAGCGCTCGAAGAAGATCGGAACCGAAACGATCGACGAAGCCATCATCATGTTTCATGAGTTGAGCAAAACGTATTTGTCGTCGGCTGATTCGTCCGGCTTCGCTGGTGAGGGCGCGGAGATTAAGGCGGTGTACGATGTTATCGCAAGCCGTGGCAAGCAGGCTAAAGGCGTGATGACGGTTCAGAGCATCTATAACGCGTGCCGCAATCTGAAGATCTTCAAAGGTCAGTCCGGGGTAAGCAAAAGGATTAAGGAAAAATTGCTGCCGAAGATGGAGGAATTAGGGTTCATCTGCGTGATTGATTCAGAGGTCTTTATTAACCCTTCGTTCATGAGGTAATGAATGTTTATCCTTGACATTTACCGATTCTGCGAGTCTCGCCGGGAATTTACCCGGCAAGATTTTGCGAAGTTCGTTTACATGCACCGCGAATCGCCGCGCATGGCAAAAGCCGCCAACGTATCACACCGTATGTTCGCCTCAATGGTTTCTAAGGAGTTTTTAGCGCGAAGCTATACGAATGGATACCTGGACGGAAAAAACGGCGTGGTGTGGTGTACTGGCCCTGATAACAGGGAGATTGGATTTAACTTCCGGTCGTTTGAAGGGATGGACAACAAATACATGTGGGAGATGATGCACATTGAGCAACTCGACGATGAAGCCCTATTCGGGAAAGCAGGTGGAAGATCTGATAACGGAGGTTCACAGGCTTGTTTGCGTGAATCAGATCTCACCAGAAAATTACTTGCGTGCCGCGCTCACCTTGCTATATCAAGGCATGGCCGCGACAAACACGGTTGAACATGGGTTGAATGATGAAGATGGCGTGGCACTTCTGCACGTCAAACGGTACATATGAAAAAAGGGGCTTACGCCCCTTTATTTTTTCGCTCTCGCCACATACCGAAAACACCGACAGCGAACATGATGGCCCCAACGGCACCAATCAGCCACGGAATCATGCTTCCACTACCGTCGTTTCGGATCTCGATCTTCTCCGCCGTAATCTGGTTCGCGTGAATGCTGGAGGTCGTCACCGCCTTTTTGTTGGAAGTGTCAACCTTGCCAACTGCCGATTCTTTGAAGGTGGTTTCCTGCTTGCTCGACGTGTCAGTTTTGTTCGTCACGCCAACCGCCTGTTTCACGTTCTCCGCTCCGACTTGAGCCGTCATATCCGGCTTGCTGCCCACCAGATCGGAAATTATCGGGACGCTGGAAGCGCAACCGGAAACCAGTGCAACCGCCCACACGATGAAGCCGATTGCCAATGCTCGCTGAAAATTTAAGCTACTCATTTTAGATCCTTAATGCACAGATTGAATTCCTGATCCCGGCGATTATGCAGGCCGCGCGATTTTTCCCTCTTGCCCGTCTTCGGGTTGCGATAGTACGTCCAGCGGTAAAGCTGTTCGCACGCCTCATATAGCCGCCCTTGGTTCGTCAACTTCAGCATCGTGCTGCCGGAGTATGCGCCGCCGCCAGCGTTGAAAGTGAAGCTGTACATCGACGCCCTGAAGGTGTCAGGCACGGCCACTTTGATTTTGCTGTCAACTACACGCTTTGCGACCTGGATGTGCTTCGCCAAAAGAGCATCGCATTCTGACCGGGTATAGGTTTTCCCCTTGATTACGTCCGGCCCCGTGATGCCTTCGCATACCGTCGAAACGCCAGCGATATCGGTATAAACTTTGTATTTCGTGTCCTCCACTTTTGGGAGGAAGGCGACAGCGATCGCCATCGCCGCCGCGAATGTAACCCGCGTTTTAATCCCCATGTTATTTACTCCTGATCTTCACCGCCGTTTTGATATCCCCGGCTTCCAGCGCTTCACGAAGCGCCTTTGAATCTCGCCAGCGCAACCACGCGCCGAAGGATCCGAATATAATCATGAAAAATAAACCAATGGCCGCAATGATAAGTTGCCCGGTCGCAGAGCCTGCGAGGGTAACACCGCCGCTACCATTGGTTGCCGCGTTGATGAATTCCCGCATGATATGCAACCTCTGTTAGTTAAGTGATAATGCGATGATATATGCGTTGGGCCAAATAAAGAACAAAAAAAAGGGAACCTGTTAAGGCTCCCAAAGTTTAAGGCGGTGATAATAAAGGCATTACGTAGAGAATATTAATACCCTTCAAAAACCATATCAAGGATTTTTTGCGCGTCGTCTTCCGGCTCGCCAGTCGTCATATCAAAATCGAATTCGTGATAAGTTTCGCAAATCAGATCCGGGCGGCTAATATGCTTGCGGCTATCACCCTCGAAAGTCATGTCGTCACGATGCAGGCGAACGACAAAGACGTTTACGCTATCATGCGCCGCGATGTGCTCTACTTCTTCGTCAAATCCGCCGTCGCTGACGACGCAACTAACAGGCGAATTCACGACGGAATCGCAAAGCAACTTGCCGAACTGCTTTTTGCCTAACGTCGGCTTTACGAAATTTTCGCTAATGTGAATCAGGAATTCACGCGGCGAGCGGTCGCCTAAAAAGTCGCACTTGACTTCTTTCCGTCTGCGGTCGTGGTAACGGACGGCGAAGCGGGCAAAGTCGGTTGCACACAGGATGGCGCGCGCAATGTCAAACATCGGTGATTTGAAACTCAGGATCCGACACTCCCATTTGCGGGCGATGATTTCCGCGATGGTGTCTTTTCCGATGCCAGGCGCGCCGTTGAGGATGATTACATTTTTCATTTGTCTACTCCATGAGATTTCAGATGGTCGTGAAGGTTTTCGCCGTAGTCGCAGACCTGGTAAGTTGTGATACCCAGGCTGCGGAAGTGCGCAATAACAGTGGGGCTATCATCCCAAGCCGCAACGATTCGCTCAATGCCAATCTTGCGTAAAATTTCCTCTTTGATAACCGTATCTTTCCGGTTGTCGGAGGCGGAGCGCATAATCAGCAGGTCGTAATGCGATGCGCCATTTTGCACCAGCCATTTTTCAGTGATCTCGCGTGCCTCATCACTTCGCCCGGTCAGGATGATGACGATAAATCCTGCTGCGCGCATGGCCTCCATTACCCGGATCGTGTCCGTAATGGGAGCGTCGCCGCCAGCCGCCATGTTGAACGCCGTCCAGCTTTCTGTTAGGTGGAGATCTTTTTTCGGCAGCAGGTGCAAACGGTGGTTGCCATTTGACAACGTGCCATCGAGATCGAAAATGCAGATATTTCTATTCATCGGTTTTCCTTGTTGGCCCCTCGCGGGGCCGTTGTGGTTACATGTTCGGGCGGTAGATAAAGCGGCCTACTTCGCCATATTCTTTGCTGTACAGAATAACCGCCGCCTGGCGATAGGAGCGCCAACCACCGCGAGCGGCGTAAGCGTCTTTGGCCCCTAACTGGCCGTGTACTTCGTCAATCCCTAACGAGTGCTCCGTGACGGTCTGGTGATGCCAATGGCCCGAATGCGTGTAGATGTAGTCGCATTGCCCGAACTCCTTGCGGAAGTCAGTAGCCATTGCGGCGAGGCGCGTTTCTGCCTTCTTCATCGTGTGGCCGTGAGTGTAGCCCAGCATCGTTTTGCCCCATACTGTGCGATGCAGAATCGCAGGGCTGACGTCAACGAATACGCGCGGCTCATTTTCATAGAACGCTGCGAGCGCTGCACGCAACCAGATCATGCCAGCCTGATCGTGGTTCCCCTCGATTACCTGCACCTCTACTTCAGCGTGATTACTCAGCAGTAGCGACACGGCGCGGCGCAAGGAGCGAATAGCCACATAGACAAGTTTCGCGTAACGGCTATCCTGATCGAGAACGTGACCACTTGCCGGGGTTACTGCGTCCAGGCCGTCACTGTGAAGGAAGTCACCGCCGACCAGCAAGACCGCCTTTTTAGACTGCGGGGCAACCGAAACGGAATAGTCAAAGAAGCGGTTAAGAACCCTTTCTGCTGTGCTGGTGTCGTAGTTCTCGCCGCATTCGTGCTTGTGGGCCATCGCGCCGATGTGCAAGTCGAAGATCGGATACAGGGCAAGCTGATCCTCAACGAAAAACTTCGATTCATCCTTCGGCTGCGGTTCAGCGCGCGGGAGGTCTTCGCAGAATGATGCTTGCGCCGCCTCCATCAAAGCGATCATGCGGTCGCGGTCTACTTCTGACTTGACCCAGCGCACAACTTCGTCACCGTTCGCGCGAATCATGGTCGATGTGCCTTTGACCCCGAACCCGTCCGGGATGTGTTTCGCTACGTGGTTGTTACCGTGCAAATGCCCTTGGCGGGCAAGTCGAACGCCGCGACGCTCCACACTGCGAACGTTCATGCCGAACTCTTCGGCGATCTCGCGGTAGGTCTTGCCTTCCTCGCGGGCGGCTAAAAATTCTTCGTCTGTGATTTTAGGTTGCATAATTTATCCCAATTGAATTGCGTAGTTAAAGATTGCGATAGTGAGAACCACCGCCGTAATCAGGATCGCAATATATCGCATTCTCAACACTCCCGCTACTTGTAATATTTTTTGGTCTGCTTCGACTCATTAATGAACATCTTCAGAGCGTCGGCCTCCGCTCGCGTCGCAACCGATATACGCGTGCGCTTCAGTGGGCGCTCATGAAGATAGGTAAATTTCCCATTGAACACAATGGAGATATCCTTGATATCGAAATACTTTGCGATCATCACGATATCGTCACTAATGCCAGCCTCTTTGGCATGCTGCCAGACGGCAGCGCGGCCAGATTCGACAATCATTATTCGTCACCGTAAATGCAGAAGCATTCCGCCATCTGCTCATACATGTTAATTTCTTCGATGCCGTGGGCGGCTCGGAAGTAGATCGCGCCGATTTCACCATCAAGGCCATTCTCTAAAGGCTTATCCACGTAGTCGGCCATGCACAGGCGAGAAAGGTTAATCAGGTGGCGCGATACGATGTGCGGCTTAACTTGTGCGATCTTGATGGTGTCGGCAATGGTTTTGGTGTTCATGGCGTTAGCTCCTGATTGGTTGATGGAACAATAATACCCGCTCGCGGCGGGCATTGTTTAGCAATTAGTGCTGTTTCGCGAAATATTCCGCACCTTCACGCGCCCGAAAATCCAGTAATTCGCGCTCAAGAATCGCGGGCCAGTCAGCAATCGGCGTACCGTTATCCATGAACTCTTGATAAGTGCCGTCGATGCTATCGGCGAAGGCCATCTTTTCTTCATCCGTACCGATGAAGCCGTACTTGTCCAGCAGGGTAACGACGATGTGGAGGTATTCTGTGAAAGATTCAAGCTGTTCCATTTTTCAGATCCCACGTTTGCGCATGCGCTTTTTAGTTAATGACGGGCAGATTTCGCTTACCGGGACGTAGAACGTTTTTTGCTCCTCGCCAGGCTTGAGTTTGCGCATGATAAAAATCACGCTGCCCTTGTTGTTGTTGTCGACTGGTTTACCGCTTAGGCCGTTGATGAAGGCCAGGCGACCGGATCGGCTTAGTTGCGTTCCGTCTTCATCCTCCGTGACGTCTGCGACAATCCAAATGATCTCAGCCGCTGCCTTCTGTGCGTCTCGGAACCACGCCGTAGAGTTGTCGCCTGGAAGCAAAATATCGATCTGGTTGTCATGCTCCATCTGCTCAATAGCTTTCAGCACGAAGGGATCCGGGAACGAGTAAGGCGGGTTAAGCCAGACGTGCTTATTTTTCCCCCACCAGCGCTTGAGGCAATCGGTCTTTTCGTCGTAAAACTTCTGGCAGACGGTGTTGCTTTCTTCGGCGGCGGCGTCCAGGTCGTATGGCCCGTAACGCTCCTCCATGTAAGCAATAAGGCTGCGATCGGTTGACCACTTGTCGCGGACGATATCCGGTGTCTTGCTCCCGGCGTAGCGGTTGCCCGTTACCTGGTAGAACTTATCAGGCTTGACGGCCTGATAGTGTCCGCCAGTGGCAAGCGCGTTGCCTATGAACGTTTCACGCTCAAGCTGTTCAAACGTCGTGAACGCGTCATGAGTGTCTTTGTCTTGGGTGTCTTTTGCCATTATTACTTAACCTCGCAAGTTAGAGTGTTCTGATAAACGCTAACTTTAATATCAATGGTGTTTTTGTTAACAGTATAAAAAGCCGTTCCAAGTGGCGTAAACAGCTTATACTGGTTTTCACCAATGCCATCAATTAAAACGCCAGCGCTCTTTCCGCTAACTACCTTCATATAATCGCTCGTAACCTCAAATGCTTCGTTACCGCAAATATATGTTTTTGGTTTTTCGCCGCAACCAATAAGACCAAGAGACAGAACAATTAAAGCAAGCATCTTTTTCATCTTTCAATACTCCGTGATTCGTTTCGATGGGAGAATATTACCCGACTCTCGCCGGGTAGTTTTAACAAAAAGTGCTATTTGATTGCGTCTTCAAACGCGATCTTAAACTGCTCGAATCCATAGGCCACGGCAGCGAACCCGCCACGGCTTCGGACGGCTGCGAGGAATTCCCGTTGCTCCTTACTCACTGGCGATGCCTGGGATTTACCCTGGCGCTTTAGCTCAATGGCGGCGAACGGGTATTTGCCGCCCAGCCCAATCAGCACAAGGATATCGCTTACGCCTTTAAGCAATCCCATTTGATGATCTGCAACGGCGCTCGCCTTGTGCTTGCTGCCCTCGTTGACCGTATGCCAGAACAGATAATCGGGGTATTCGTAACGCAGCCACGAAACGCTGTTCATCTGGTCGATTTTTTCAAGCGGGCAAGCCTTTACAGGCCCGCCGTAATATTCGAGGTAATCCCCTTTGTCTGTAATCACTCCTCGCCTCCAAAGTCTTTGCGGGAAATAATGTCCTCCTTCTTGCCGTTGATGCGATGCGTTACGCGCTTCGGCGCGCGGAAGTACTCCGCATACTCCAGGATCTTGCGGGCGTTTTTCATGCCGCCCAACTTGCCACGCATTACAGCATCATCAACATGCTGGAAGACTGCCTTTTGTCGCCACAACTTACCGCAAATCGCACTTTCTGACTCAGGGAAGAATTTTTCCCTGGCCGTGAACCGCTCGCCTTCATGGTTGAGCAACACGTAATTAAAGATGATCCCGCTTTGGTTTCGTGTCAATCCCAAATCAAAGCCTACAACCTGATACCAGTCATTTTGCGTGTAATGCTTCCCGGTGAGGTTGTCGTTAGGATCCTTTAACTGGACGCCACAACATCTGCACTGGCGCGCCACAATGTCGTTTTCAGCGTGGCATCCCATGACCTTGATTTTCCCCGTCCTCGGGTCCTTTTGGTCTTCGCAGCGCTGGGACGTCCAAAAATACTCGCACCGATTGCCGTTGCTATCCTTGTGGATGCAGCGGCGGGCGTACTCGCTATTTTCGCCTTTGCAGACAGGGCAAATTTTCGGGCCGTTCTTGCTGCCCTTGCGCTTCTGATACTGCGCCTGCTCAAGAATCGGATCGAAATACAACTGGCCCAGGTCATCCATTGTTCCGGCAAAATCCCATACAAGGTGATCTTCTTTCACCCACGAATATGGCGCTTCCTTCTGCCAGTCTTTGAGCAATCGCATTCCTCGCCCCAAAAGCTGAATCAGCAACGTCAGAGAACCGATCTTGCGAAGGATTACAGAAAAATCCCAAAACGGAACGTTAACGCCAGTCGTTAGGGCCATCACCTGGAAGATGTACTTAATCTCGCCCCGGTTCGCCTTGTCCAGAATTTCACCGCGTTTCTTCGAGTTCGTCTTCTCTGTGATGATCGCGTATGTGGCGTCCGGCGGTAAGTAGCTCGCCGCCTCCTTACAGTGTCGCTGGCCCGCGCAAGTGATAAGCACGCCGTTTCGCGTCTGCGCACGCTCGACCACCTTCTGCATAATCAGCTTAGTCATTTCGCCGGAATCGTGGATTTTCTTCTCCATCTTGCGCAAGTCTTCAGCGCTAAAATCCTGAGTGCCGTCCTGACTGGAGCCGTGAAACTCTGACAGGTCATAGCCCAGGCCGTCGGCCTCAGTGTCACCAAAGATTGTCGGAACCACCGAGCCGAATTCGACAAGGTAGTTTGTGTTAATGTCCGTGATCTGCTCGCGCCAGAAACCCGGCTGGCTCTTGTCTTCCTGTAAGATCGGAATGACGCCGCGAAACTCCGAACCAGTGTAGCCAACTATGCGAAGTTCTCGCCCCGTCTTCTGAAGGCAACGGCGCATTAACTCGATGATTACGATGGTGTATTGAGTGCGCCCGCCGCCAAATTCAACCGTTTCGAACTTTTCGTTGTACGGGTAATCGGCATCGACGATCTCACCATTCACGCGATACGGCTTATCCTTTGCGCGGCTCATGTACTCGAAGGATTCATCGTTCGCGATCGCTTCTGCGAGGTCTTGCCAGTCAACCTGATGGCATTCGTCGATTGCCAGGACTGAAGGCACGTAATCGCCTAGCATCTTAAACAGTCCATTAACCACCGTCCCTTCGGAGCCGACGACGATCGGGAAGTAAGCCGCCTTTGTGCCTAAACCGGCGCAATAAACGGAGTTTGGAACGTCAAGGTTGCTGATTTCTTCGGAATCCTGCTTCACGATCTCAGCCTGCCTGGCGAGAACCATCATAGGCAAGTTCATTGTTTTGCACTGCGCCGCGAGCATGGCGATCATGATTGTCTTGCCTGCGGATACGGACGCCTTAATGTAGAACGGATGCTCATAGTTCGCGATCCGCTTCGCCGTCTCGATGTACGCGACAGCCTGGTAAGGGTACGGAACGATATTCCCGACCGTGAACCGCTTTTGAATAGATGGGATCTTGTCTGCGTAGGCTTCAATTTGTTGTTCAATTGTCAGCATGGTTAATCCTGATTTGTCATTCGCATGGTTGCGTGTATAATACAGAGCAAATTTTATCGTGTTTAACAAAAAGTGCTGTGAGGTTAAATTATGGAACAAATGGCAAAGGTAGACAAGCGAACTTTGAACGGCAATAACGGGACGTCACGCGGGAAAGATAAGAAGCCCCGCAAGAAGCCTACAGGCTATTACGTCCTGAAGGATGAAGTAAGGGCGGGCCTGACTACCCGGATGGAATTGGTGATCGAGGCATACGGCGGTATCGCCAAAACAGCAAAGGAGTTGGGTGTTAGCATCCAGGTTGTTCAGCAGTGGATTAAGCGCGGCATGATTTCAGCCGATGGTGCTTACCTGGTGCATAAGAGTTACCGCCGAAATGAATGCAAAGGCTTCAGGGCTTCATTTTGCCGCCCGGATCTCAGATTCGACAGCAACGGCAAGCCGATTACGCGCCGCTGCGACCGCCGCGAAATGCTTCGCGTAGTCCGATAGCACAATTTGACTAACTACTAAACGCCTACCGGGTTATGATTCTCGCGTGGGCGTTTTTTATTTGGAGGTTATGACGTGGATTTTTACGACGAAAAAGAGGTTTTGCCATACATGCCGGGGATGTGGCGCGAGGCGCTACAAAATATTTGCGGCATCCACTCCCGCTATTTCAACGGCAAACACCAGGACTGCCCGAACTGCGGCGGCAAGGATCGATTCCGCTGGACGGACAAATTAGAGAATCGCGGCGACGGCGGGGCATATTGCAGCGGCTGCGGTGCCGATAAGGGGATCGGATGGTTAATGAAGTTGAGCGGCGAGCCGTATAGCGAGTGCATCAACATTCTTGGGCGATACCTGGGCAAAGTTCCGCAAGAGTACGTGGTTAAGCGCAACAAGCAGGTTACTCGCGATAACGGGTACGACTACGGCAAGATGGCAGACCACGATCGCGTCGTGGCGATAATGAACAGAACGGAGGCCGTAGATAGTACGCCTGTAACGCTCTATGAGGGCATTGAAAATGAGTTCGTTGAATCATACCGGGTTGGCGTAAAAACCCACGAGAACGGCAGGCAAGAGCTATTTCATGCGCTCCCGATGCGACTGGTGCATGAGGACGGGCCGGACGATGAATACTGCAACATCTTATTCATTGATGAGGAGGGCCGCGAGAAGATGTTAGCTGGCGACCTGACTTTCGGATCGGTGATCGTAACCAATCAGAGCGAAGGCGGTAACGGGCCAATTTACCTGGCTCGCTCTTGGGTGGAGGCGATGCACTTCAATATCGCAAGCTCGTTTAAGTGTGACGTGTGGGCATGCATCATCCCTTCCAACGTTGAGATCGTGGCCTACCGATATAAAGGAAAGGGTGGCGGCGAAGGTAAGCGAGAATTGCGAGTCGTATGCAGCAGGAAAGATCGTGATATGCTGGCGGCGGCTGAAGAACGCGATATGAAAGTTATCGTGCCGAACAATGACAACTTCAAAGGCGGATTCGAACGAAAGCTCTACGTGGCATCATCACTTCTCTGATTAAAACGTGAACAAATTTAGGTAAGATTGATAATTTCAGTCTTACCTTTTTTTATGCCCAAAATTCATCGACTTACAAACTGGTCGACCACTTTAAGTAAGATTAGGTAAGATGCATCTTACGTAAATTTCGCTCATTTTTTAACCAATATCGAACCATAGAATATATATAAGTATATGATATCTAACTATATTATTATTATTACTCTCTCTCTATCTATCTGTGTAGGTAAGATTTTCTACGGGTATATGTATTTTGCTTTGCGATTTCGGCCCAATTTTCCTGTGAATATTTACCTATAGGCATCTTACCATCTTACCGATTTGGGTTAACCGCATGAAATATATAAAGAAAATCACGTAAGATGCATCTTACTGAATCTTACGTAAATTTCGCTCGTTTTTTGACCAGTTGGCGAATAGCACTTTTTGCCTTGCACCTGGAATCGTCATGCGTATACTTAACGCAACGAAACCACAAACGGAGTGATACCAATGGCTGAAGCAATTTTTAAGGCATACACCAACGCGGAATTATCCAACGATGATTACCACGATCCTAACTCCTGGTGCGCCAGATACGTTAGCGGCTCAAGCCTCGGCGAGATTTACGCAACATCCCCGGCCCACTGGAAATACAAGGAGCGAGAAGAAACAGCCGCGCTTTCATTCGGCACTTGCTCACATACCTGCATGCTTGAGACGTCCAAATTTAATGGCGAGTACCTGCGATCGACCGCGCCGGGCGACGTTAAGGATCTGATTACTTCGAAGTCGGCATTGTCTGCGAAATTGAAAGCGTGTGGCCTGATTGGGACGTCCAACAAGGACTACCCCGAATTGCTGGAAATGGCATACCGCGCCGGGATTGATGTTAACGTGTGGTGGGCGATCGAACTCTGCGACGAAAGCGCCGCCATCAACTCAGGACGGAAGCTGGTCAAGGATTCTGATTTCGATGCGGTCGTGCAAATGCGAAACGTGATGCTGGCTAACCCACGGCACGCGGCGTGCATTGAATCGGATACAGCGCAACGCGAGTTGTCAATCTTCGGCGAAATTTTCGGCGTCCCGGTAAAGGTTCGGCTCGATCATGTTGACGTCGTATCGGATCCCGAACTCATCAAGGAGTGGGGGTTTAACCAGGATGAAGTTTTCGAAGTGGTGGTGATTACAGACTACAAAACTACTCAGACCTCTAAACCGGATGACTTCGGGCGGCTGGCGTTCAACCTTGGATACTATCTCAAAATGGCATTGCAGCGCGATCTGTTCGTTAAGACGTACAACGAAAAGCGACCGGTGGTTGTCCGCCTGCTGACTCAGGAGAAAAAATCACCGTTCGCGCCTCTCGCATTCACGTTAACGGATCAGCAGATTGAGATCGGGCGGAAGCAGTATCAAAGTGTGATTCACCAGTACGCCGAATGCGTCAAGCATGACGTTTGGCCGTCATACGAGTCGAACGCAGCGGAAGTGAAGTTGCCCACGCCGCAATTCGTGAAATACATGTTCCCGGAAGTATACGGCACAAATAGCTAAACACTACGGCGCACTTGTGATATAGTGCGCTCCACCAATCAGGAAAAGGAAAGTTTGTCATGCGTACATCTGAAAGTTTCAAAGAGATCGCCGTTGCGTTAATCAAAGCGAAGTCTGGCTTCGTCGCCGCGAAGAAAAGCGGGAAGAATAGCCACCTGGGGAATACCTACGCCAATCTCGGCGATATCCTGGACGCCATCGGGCCATCACTGGAAAAGAACAAAATTATGGTCATTCAATCAATGATGGATACCAGCACCGACAAGGTTATGCATCTTGAAACGATGTTTCTGCACGAATCTGGCGAGTGGATGGCGTTTCAGTTCAACATGCCGATCAGCAAAACCGTTGAGCAAGCGTATGGCTCGACAACCTCATACGCTCGCCGTTATGCGTTAGCCGCCGCGCTGGGCATCAAGCAGGCCGACGATGACGCAGAGATCGCCAAGATGAAGCCGCAAGACTTCAAAAAACGAATTGATGCGTGCGAAGACCTCGAATCTCTCCGCGAGATTTACAAGCTGGCTAAACAGACGTTGACGCCTGCGGAATGGAAGGTGACGGAAGACGATATCACGAAGCGCCAGGCGCAACTAAAAGTGACGCCAGCGAACGGATTTAACCCCGGCAAGCCGCAAGAGGTTGCGAAACGTGAGCCGGAACAGGTAGAATCAAAGCCTGAACCTGAATCACAAGATATCTCATCTTTCAACTAATTTAACCGGGCGGGAAACCGCCCCATAGGAAAAACAATGCATGTTGTAACAGGGGTAATCCGAAAAGCGCCTTACGTAAAAGAGGGCAGCAACAATAACGGGCCGTGGAAGATGTATGCTGTCGACCTGTCGGAGCGAATGAAGATCCGCAATCGCGACGGACAGGACGAAACTGTATACACCAACTATCGCGCCGTCTTCTTCGCGAAGGAAAGCATGATTGCGTGGTACGATGAAGCGTTGCAGGTCGACAAGGTTATTAGCGTAACCTGCCGGACACTTCAGATCGTAAACCGCGAGCACAACGGCGCAACTTACAGCCACAATGAAATGATTATGCCGCAACTGGAATTCAGCCAGCGCGAACCAACGCAGGGCGGCGGTAATCAGCAATCCGGATGGGGACAGCCTCAACAACCGAAACCGCAGCAAGCACCTAAACCGCAAAACAGCGGCGGGAATCCGGGAATGGATTTCGATGATGATATCCCATTCTGATTTAACAACTAAAGGAGCCGAAAGGCTCCTTTTTTTATCGTTTCATTGATGCTATTATCTGCGTTACTCAACCAACCAAAGAGGATTAAAAACATGGCACTATACAGAGAAGGCAAAGCGGCTATGACCGCAGACGGAACAGTTACCGGGACTAGCACAAAATGGCAATCATCGCTTTCGCTGATTCGCCCTGGTGCGACGATTATGTTTTTGTCGTCACCGATTCAAATGGCCGTCGTAAACAAGGTGGTCAGTGACACAGAAATTAAAGCAATTACCACAAACGGCGCTGTCGTAGCGTCTACTGACTACGCGATCCTGTTAAGCGACTCTCTGACCGTTGACGGACTGGCGCAAGATGTTGCTGAAACTCTGCGCTACTACCAGTCACAAGAAACTGTGATTGCGGATGCAGTCGAATTCTTTAAGAATTTTGATTTCGAATCTCTGCAAAATCTTGCCAACCAAATTAAGGCAGACTCTGAAGCTGCGGAATCAAGCGCTGCGGAGGCAGAGGCATCTAAAGATGCGGCGAAAATTTCAGAGACAAATTCTAAGGCTTCAGAGGTTGCCGCGGAGACTGCAAGAGACCAAGTACAGCAGATCATCAACGACGCTGGCGAACAATCAACACTGGTGGTAATTGATAAAAATATGGGGCAGTGGTTGCCTTCAGCCGTTTCAATATTCAACGAAACTACAGATTATCAATCCTTCAGGGTTCGCGGGTTTTATGCCGCAAATGATGGTGGTAGTGGTGTTTGGGTAAAAACAGGGGCTGTGAATCCGTCACTATCTGGCACTCATATCATCACACAGGCGAAGATATACAACGCCAACGGCGTAGAATATCAGCTAAAAGTGAATGTCGGAAGTGACGTTGACGCCAGAAGTAATGGCGCGGTATGTGTCACCGGCAGTGATAACTCTAGCCTCATATCAGATGTGAGTGCGGAAAGTACCGTATGCCTTGGTCAGGCTGTTAACGGCATACTTTATACAATCAGCCCGACAGACTCCTACTCGCTGACTAATGATGACATGTTGGCTCCAGTAGTTGCACAGCAAATCTATATTAAAATAACTGGTGGTAGTTATCGCATTTCTAAGATTGGCGGTAAGGTACGAGGTTTTGCGCAATATGATTGTGCTGGTTCAAGGCTATACGTGTACGCAGCCAATGAATATAAGCGCTCAGTAACAAACAAGTGGTTAAATGCTTTTGAGCATTCGTATGAAGACATTGACGAAGTGTATACGGCAATCGGTCAAAAAGAGTTTTGGGGCGCGGTATCAGTTGGGCATACAAAAATCTCCAACGCCCAAATACTTGGTGATCACAGGGTTTCTCGTCGAGAATCTGAATGCTCTGCTGGTTCTGCGTTCTTCCTGATTAACCCTGAATACGTTACCCTTGAGAACATCCATGCGCGAGGCTTCCAACTTCCATTAGTTGCACGCCCGGCAAATAGCGGAGTTATTAACTCTGGTCTGATTACAACCGACCTGCCAACATCCAGTAGTGCTGGGGTCAATTTTGGTAACTTTTATGGGTTGTATTGCAAAAACGTATTCCTTGATTGGGGTAGAGAAGGTCTTGCCCATGTAATGTGCGACTGGTGTACATGGGAGGGTGGTAGCCTGTGTGATGGTGCTGCCTGGATTGAGGGGCCAGATGCTAAGAGACCAGACTACTTCCTGGTAGTCACTGGCGCTGGTTTCAAAATGTCCGGGGTGAACTTGACAGTTAGCCACACTCAGATTTCCAATGAAACAAAGCGCCCTGGTAAGGGAGTTGTTTATACAAACTGCCGCGCTCACACGTTTACCAATAACTACATGGAACACACGCCTAATTTGTTCGTTATCAGTAAGCAGATGGCAGACCCAAGCTACTCTAAGGCACTTGGTCTGATTATTGATGGGATTGCTCACCAGTATAAGCCAATCTCTTCTTGGACATACATTACCTTTGAAGAGGGATGCTTCGGACACTATGACGATAGTGGGAACTGGATTTATCCAGATCTGTATACAGAAAACCAGTACGCATACAATGGTATTAACTTTACCCGTATTGGTTCACCTGTTCATGATGTAGGTGCATTCCTGCACGGTGGTTACAACTTTAAATATGGAACTTATGGCTTATATGCTGGTTCTGCTGGGAGTGTGGATTTTGACCACCTAAGGGATTACAAAGAGACAAAAGAGTTTATCAGTCCGTATGGGTTACAGGTAAACTCTGGAAAGTTGTATGTTCCAATGCACTCACCTGCTTACAGGTCTAATATCTGTATCTGGTACAAGGATTTAACTGGAACGTTTGACCCGGTAAACTTTGTCGCATGGCAGTCGATTGCTAACCTGGAAACGCCGTCAGTTGATGGGAACCTGGTGATGTCGCGCGGAGAAGGTTGTATTGACTTCGGTAACGGCTACAAGATGGCAATCCTGTCTAATAACAAATGGAATGCAAATGATGGTGTTGGTACATACACACCTCAGCAGAATCTTGTAATCACTGTTCCATCAGGAAAACCTATCGTACTGAAAGCAATTCAGGCGTTTACTGGTGGCGTACCTGTGTTCCCTACTGGCTTGGATTACAATCCTGAATCCGGTATGGGTGGCGTATTTGGAAACTATACCAATGGTTTTATAAAATCCCCTGGTGGTGGATTATTTAAACCAGGTGATATTGTTTATCCGTGGATATCTGTCGATAAACATTCCAACGACTACAAGTACAATGCGATCCTTGGTGTAGCAGGAAACCCAATACCTCAGATTGTAGTCGGAGGCATGACGCTGGGAAGCCAGTATCAGCAGACATTTAATGTAATGATAAATTCAGTTGATGCCACGAATGGTCGGACTACTATTACAGTACCAACAGAAAGCCTTCCGTATATTGCAATGGGAATACCTGCTTACGTTGAGTCTGGATCTTCTACGTCATACAGCGGGTCTACTAGAGTATACAGTAGGGTTATGAACAGTGACGGAACCGCATCTAATCAGTATATTCTTGATGCAGTCGTAGGAGCCGCTGGTGACACATTGGTTATTAACCAATCGAAAATTTCCGGCTATGTTGTCAAGGGTGACGTTGCATTTAACAACGTTACCGTCAGCACAGTAACAGCGTCTGGACTGATAAAAGCTGGTAGGATAACGGTTGGCGAAAATACCGTTGGGTCGATTGTAGCAGTGCCAGCTTCTGCAACGTCACTTGGAACACCTGGTCAGTGGGCGGTAGATGCATCATATTTATATGTTTGCGTTGCGTCTAACACATGGCGTAGGGTTGCAGTTGCATCATGGTAAGAAATAAAGCCAGCCACTAGGCTGGCATAATTCAGTTATTTTAAAGATTGAGGTCTAACTAATGACATGCTAAATCATTAACACAAGATGCTGCCTACAAATGTTAGCTCAATAAGAAACAACCTGAGCTACCGAAAAAACCACTTGGTTGTGATATGATATATCAAGCACCAAAATACAACAAAAGAAAATAAGAAAGGGGCCATTCGGCCCCTTATTTTTATCTATGTTTTTGAAAAGCGCCAACCTTTTCTGCTTTGCATTTAAACTACAATCCTATTTCCTTTCCTGTATGCTGCTATATACGCCCTCTCTCTGATAAAATTAGTGTTAGATATGAATCCATCAGAACTTTCTTTTCCAGTGGTTCCATTATCTCTCTCAACCCATGGAGTGAATGTTTTTATGCTGCTACCCCTCCCGCTTTGAGTTACCCTAACGACGATCCTATTCTCTTGCCCTCTTCCAGCCGCTGGCAAATCGAATCCACGTAGCGCGTATGCTCTTGTACCTCCGTCATTTCCAGTGTCTATACTGTAGAATTCTATTTCTCCCTTCCCTGGCGTCTGAACAATTACTCTAAAAGTATTCCTGAATGTAGAATTCACTTGTATAATCAGGTTCGTATCGATACTCCTATCAAAGTTTTCGCCATGAATTTTCAGTATTTCATAATCTCCGCTATCAATATCGGAATATGTCTTGAATGGTATCGTGTTTGACTCTGCGATCATCACGTCACCTTCAATATGCTCTGCATAAACAGTACCCCTAAACCAACCATCAGTAGCGTAAATTGTCCCTCTAACCGTTACCTCATTTAACTCAGAGGATCCGTTTTTGTCTATTGACCATCCTCGACTACCTGAAACATAGTTGTTTGACTGAATGACGTTACCGATCTTCGCGTTGGTAATCGAACCGTCCTGAATAAGCGCGTTATTCATGAAAACCTGGTCATTCTGTACAACAAACGGTAGCGTGTACGCGCCTGATGCCGCATTACGGATGATAGCAAATCTATCAGCAATGAACAGCACCTGCGAAACAACGCTGCTCCCTTGCGCTGTAAGCTGTAGCGCCATCCCGGAGCTATACTCCTGGCCGTTGTACTTCAACCCTAGCTTCATTGTGTACATTGAGCCTACGCCATCAACATTTGCCCAAGAGTCGAGTTTCTGATCTAGCGCTGCGGAGTTTTGCCCGATTTTGGCATCTAGTGCCGCCTCGGATGTTGCCCGCGCCTCGCTCTCGTTTGCAATAGCTTCGTTAACCTGCGTGAACCCGGCGGCCATATCCTCGCCAAATTGCGTTTGCAATTGATTAATTTGCGTCGCTCTAGTCTCGCTCTCCGTAGCTATGGCTTCATTAAGGATCGTTACCTGTGACGTGATATCTTCATCAATCTGCGCTTTAAGCTGCGTAATTTCAGCCGCTCTCGCCTCAGACTCATTAGCGATAAGAACCGTGGTATGCGCGATCTCAGCCTTGCGCTTGCCGTTCTCCTTCGTCATTTTCCTAACGTCTGCATCATTTGCCAAAGCGTTTTGAATTATGCTGTTCGCGTAGTCGCTAAGTCTTGACGCGCTATCCTGTGCACTTTCCTGTAACTCCTTCATCGCGTCGCTGTCGAGGATCTCATCCAGAATCGTATCCGTGATGGCGTTAACGTCAGTAGACGACATACCGCGAGCGTAATCAGTCCACTCTGAAACGTTGCCGATGCGGTCTACGCTTCTGGCTTTGTAGAAGTTCACGTATCCAGCGGGCAGAATTGAATGCCAGTATTCAGAAGCTGGGTAAGGAATCAGTGTAAGCAGGCTTGCATCCTGATCGGTTCCGCTTTGCGACTGGTAAAGCTCAATGTATGCCGTGTCTTCCGCACCTTCCGGCATCGCCCACTTAACGCGAATGCCAAAGATCTCATCGTCAGACGCAAAAAGGTTAATCGGGCCTTTTGGCGCTCCGACTTTCCCGGTCAGTGTGGCGGTTGCCAACGCAGACCACGGAGACGCTACATTCCCGCCGCTAATGCACCTTACGCGGGCCTGATACTCGCCAGCGTAAATCCCCTCGATATCAACCTGCGTTGTCGCCGTTCGAGGAACGTTATTCCAGTTCCCGCCATCCTTACGCCATTGCACCTCGTACAGTTTTGCATACTGCACGGAAGACCATCCAATAACCATTGTTTCTACGCTCATCCCCTGGACAATGCGAGAAAACGAACTAATCGTTAAGTCTTTAGGAGCGCCCATTGAATCAGGGTCAACAACCGAAGTTTGGCGGTCGTCGGTAATTACTCCGTTGTCGATCGCGTCATACTTGTTCGGGTTGTACTGCGTAGCCGTGATCGCGAAAGTGAACTCATCGTCATCGCTACCCTTTTCAATCCGGGTTACTACATACTGTTCCGCTGCAAGCTGATCACTTTCGATCAGGAATACACTGTCAGGAGCAACGTCAAAGTTATATCCGACGTTTAGCGTGATGGTTTTGCCGTCTGCTGAAACGCTGGCAATGGTTCGACGCACTGGCTTGCCGTCGTCAGTATTCAGGATCAGAGTGTCTCCCGCTTTTGCGTCGCAGCGGTAGGCCAGAAAGACCTGCACGCCTGATACTTCCATAACGCGGCCTGACAGCACCAGGTTAAAAGCCGATTGCCAGTGCGGATCTGCAACGTAAATCACATCGCCGCAAGAAGGAATCATGCCTTCCAGGCCAGTAGAAAACGAAACGGTTGTCGCGCTTAGGTTCGTTTGCAGAATCCAGCGCCCGCGGCGGTTCGCCTCCGTCCTTCTGGTACATCCGATCGCTGTAATGCTGGTCGGGTTGTGGCCGAACCGCATGGCTGCATCCGGGTTGAAAACTGGTTCAACATCCTGTTCATACTGGTTCTCTTCGTCGTCGAACATAACGTTGCACGATGTATACATCGTTTTTTCGCTTGGGAACGTCCGAACGAACACGCCATCAACGACGTTATCAGCCGTAAACAGATACACCGGATCGCGCGGCTTATCGACGATAATCGAAAGGCTTTCACCGTTGTAGAACGTCATTCCACGGAACGCGGAACAAACATCCCTTACCAACTGGAACGCCTCAACCTGCGACTGAACAATTACATCCATCAAGTAGCGCGGTTCCATCCCGCCGCGATTGTCAGGCACAAGCTCATCACAGTATTGCGCCACCTCATAGAGCGACCACTTGTCAACCGGGATTCCTAGCTCACGCTGGTCTAAGCCATAGCGCTGATTCATGATCAGGTCATAAAGCACCCATGCCGGGTTATTGCTCCATGCCCACTTGAAAACACCGTCCCACGAGCCGGAATACGTGCGATTAACAGGATCGTAGTTGCTCGGAACCTGAATAATCTTCCATTTCTTTTTGAGTGAGATAGTAGGGATCTGATTTTGGAACAGGTCGCTATCGAACTCAACGTAAAGCATGGCTGTTAACGGGTAGCGGAATTTGGCATCAATAACTTCAGCGTAGGATTGAACCTGGAACGCATCGACAACCTTCACCCCGTCAGCGTCAGGCGTTACTCGGCTAACACGGATAAGCACCTGCGACGTGAAGTCCTGCGGCAGGTTAACGCGAATGCTCCTATCGTAACCGCCAGTCGTGTTCTTGCCGTCAATCTTGCCAGTTAGGTAGGTCTGATAACTTGCACCATCTACCGCCATCTCGATTTTGTACTCAACAACCGATCCGACCATATCGCCGTTATCTTTTTGAGTCAGCACGCGCGGCCATAACAGGCGAAAGCGAATAGCAGACAGATTTTTGTTCGATACGGTAAGCGTGTACGGCGTATTATGAGTAACGTCGCGAGCAACCTGGAATTCAGCGCTTGATTCGCTGAAGCCTTGGATGTAGTCCTGCGTTTGCGTGCCGGGGCGGAACTCGGCGATTACGCCTTCATAGTTGTAAGTTCCATCATCGTTCTGAACCGGGACACCGCCGAAATGCAACTGCTTCATGCTGAAGTCGTTAACCACTTCACCATCAGAAACAGCAAGCAATAATTTAACCTTATCTTTTGAGATCAGGTTATCTGGCATTTCTACCGGAGTACGCGGAGAACTTGAGCCACCCTTACGGGCCTTGATATTAGTCATCGTTTAGCCTCCTGTTAATAGTCTCGCAATTGTACACGACAAAAGGCCCGGAGGCTATGCCTCCAGGCTAAAAAGCGAATGTCTCAGTTAGTTGTTATCTTCTGCGTAAGATCCTGAACCGAACAATGCGCCGCCAGCCATTCTGTAACCGTATGGTAATTGTATTGGATAACCTGCCGCCGTGGTGTTAATCGGCCCGCCGAACGCATAAGATGGTTTATTCTCAGGTGATTCGCTTGCCCGCATATTGCCGCCCATCTGCGGGGCGATCATCTGCATTACGCCACCCAAAACCATTGAGCCACCAGCCATAAAAGCCGCCGACGAAAAAGCGCCCATAGCCGCCAGCGAACCGCCACCAGTAAAGAAGGCCGCAACCATAATCGCCGCACCAATAACGATCTGCATCAACCCGCCATTCTTTCTGGCTCTTGGGATCGGGATGATTCGAATCTCCTTTGCAACGGCGAAAGTAGCAAAGTCGTCCGTGCTGATTGGTTTTCCGTCTGCGATGATACCGAAGCGCATGTTTGAACCAACTTTGCTCTGCAAGAAAGGCTTAAACCCTTCAACCTGGTAAGACAGCGCCCTGATACATTCAGCGACTGAATCAACCGCAAGTTTGTGAAAGACACCGAACCGACGTCCCAGGGAACCAGATAGTTTAATCGTCTTTGTATGTGATGCCATGTTTTAGCTCCTTGTGTCTGCAAATTAAAACCTTATGCTGCTCGTACCATCCAGAATAGATATCCCGGCGAGACAGCTTGCCAAACGCGTGATGAAGGATGTTGTTATTTCCTACGTAAATACCCGCGTGATTCCACTTCTCAGCCTGAAGCTGGAAAATGATCATATCGCCGACTTCAGGATCGCCAGTGTTCTCGATGAATCCATCTTCGCGCCAGTAGTCCTGGTAAAGATTCTCTTTGTATTCCGGCTTCCACCATTCGAACGGCAATCGCCGATCTTTTAGTGTGACGCCGTGTCGCTTGTGAAAGTCCATAATTAGGCCATAGCAATCGTAAGCGCCCAGCGCCCAAGGGCGACCAATCAGCGGACGGCGCTTCGGCTCAATGATTCGCATATCACCTTCCGGGATGGAGACGATAACCCACGATAAGCCAGACTCATCACAGAAGCATAAATCAGTGGCGCTCGGAATTGTGGTTGCCCCGTCGCCAGTGTGAGAATGAACGAAGGCGATCGGTTCCCCATCCATTGCTGCCATCGCATACTGCGTTTCGTCCGGCATCGACTCGTTCTCAGGATCTGGCGAAACGTTGTCGAGTCGGTGATATTTTTGCACGCGTGATTTTTGCGTCACCAGTCCGGCGCATTCGTGCGGGTAGACTTCCTTCGCGTGCTGCATGATCTGCATTTTAATTTTCGGAGTTAACATATTAGCTACCACTCTTCAAAGTTGCTGTCGCACAACCGCCAAAACTCAACGGTTCATTTCCAAAACGAAGCCTGCAAGAAGATACCAGGCCACCGCAAACATCCTGCGACGGATCGTCAACCCTGTTTCCTAACTTGTCGAAATATCCGTTCTGTCCGTTGTAGTCGCAGCCTTTGCCAGACTTGTACCACCCACGTTGCGCCCAATAGCAAACGGTTTGCGTCAGGCGGGCCGGAATCATTAATCCGTCCATATCAAACACGGAGGTTAATTCGAACGTTGCCTTTTGCGGGTCGACTTGCTTTGGTCGCTCAATGTAGTAAACAAATCGCCTAAAATCTCCCTCTTTAACGCTGCCGTCGTTTTGTAGCAATTCCTTGACCAAAACCCATACCGTAACTTTGGCTTGCATGAGGCCGTTGTAGGCGCGAATAAGAGCACTCGCTTGCGCATCAATATTGCTAACCGTCAGCGTTGGCTTTTCTACCGTGCCATCGCTCGACATTGCGATCCCGCCCAGGCCGAACGGGCGCGGGCCGTACTGCTCGCCTCGAAAAGTGATCATCTTTGGCTGAAGCGTCCCGCCGTTCACCGCTGCTAAAAGCTCCTCGGTTGTATAGGCGACGTTCTCGTTATGGAATCGGTATACCTGCCCACCGAACTTTGTGGCGTCAATATCAATCAACGTTAGGATCTCTCCGGGGAAAAGTTTTTGTAAGCAGTTAGCAAACTCTTTTGAAACATTGGCTGTCATTGTAAGCCCTCCTCTATTTGACTCCAGATCATAGGCCAAAAAAAAGCACCCGTAAAGGGCGCTTTTTGATTATCCGGCTGAAGTGAAGCGTTCGGCGAATTCAGCCGTGACCTCAAACACTCCGCCACCCTGCGGAGCAAGGTTAACGGAGTCGGCAGTTACGACGAATACACCCATTCTTCCATCCGGTGCCTTCCACACAAAAGGCTTTGTTACGTGCTCCTGACAGAAGTTATAAACCGCTTCCCAATCCGAACCGCCATAAACGATCGGAACCGTCCGGCGCTTTGTGTTAATGCCGCTAGACGCTGTTTGGATGTAGCCATTTCCGAAGCTGATCGAGCGAATATTATTGGAAACGGCGACTTTCGCCGCCCCTCCTTGAATTTGCGTACACCATTTAAAGGAATCCACAATTACCTCCTCGTTTTCTCATTGACGAACTTCGCAATGCGCCCGTTTTGGCTCAATGCCTCGGTGAACATATCGTTGACGATCTGCCTTACTCCCTGCTCCATCCCCTTACTATCCTGACCGGAACCCATCGTAATGTTAATGTCACCGATAGTGAACACCATCGCAGCCGACGCCGCAACATTACCGCCGTTGGTTACTCCAGATCCTGAACTTGCGTTACCGCCAACCAGGCCGCCACTTGCATAGCCGCGCATGAGTCGATACAGGTTTTCCGGGCCTAGCCTTTGCGTTGCCTCTTTGGTGAATACGAATTCCCCGCCGTGAACAACGCCTTTTGGCTCATACTTCCCGCCGTCGCCAGTGTAACCGCCGCCAGAAAAGCCCTTACTTAACATGTTGGCGAAGCTGAACGTTCCACCACCACCAAACGCGGCAGAAAGCGAGTTAAACAGCGCCATCTTGATGAGCATGTTGGTAATGTCACCGATAATGCTTCTTGCGAAGTCGCTAAAGCTGGCCTTACCAGTCATGACAAAATCAGTCAGCACGCTCGCCATGCCGTTAAATGCGTTTTTAGTGATATCCCCGATGTTGGTGTATACGTCATTAACTTCGTTGCCAATATCAGCCCACGCATGAGTAAACCCGGCCTTCCAGTTCAGCATTTGCGCATCTTGCTGTGCGTAGAATTTATCGCTTGCGGCCTGCATCGCTTTAAATCCAGGGTCACTTAAAGATCCGCCGTTGTTTTTCCAGTCTGCCGCCATCTGCGCATTGGCCCGGTATCTCTCCTGCTCCTTGCTACCCATTCCGGCGGTATCCTGTAGCGCTTTGGTTTTCTCCGCCATCTGGTTTTGATACTTTGTCGACTTGTCAAGCAAGGCGTTCAGTCGCTGCCGCTGAACAATCTGATCTCCTACGATGGCCTTTTGCTCTGCCATGTACAGGATATTTTTTTTGTTCGCCAGCATCTGCTGTTCGCTTTGGGTCAGTTTTCGCTTCTGGCTTGCTTCTTCCAGGACCTGGAATTTAGCAACCGTCTCGAAGTAGTCCTTGCGCTGCTGGCTGATCTTGTCGTCAAGCCCTTTATGCTGCTGCAAAACCTTTAACTGCGCCTGGAGCGATAGCAGTTCAGCCTGATACTGCTCATCAATTTTAACGCCCGCGTCTACCTGCTGTTTCCTGGCGTTGCGGTTTTTCAGGATATCTTTTTCTTCCTGATTTACGCGATCCTTAGTTTTGCTGCTGTACCCACCAGAAACATCCTTATCCTTCGCGGCATCAATGTAACCCATTTCGCCTTTTGCGATCCTTGCTTGCTGTTCCGCAATGGTTTTTGCAAGCTCGGCGGATTTGGCTTTCGAGTCCTTGATTAACTGCTCCTGCTGCGCCAGAAAGTCATTCCCAAAGTCTCCCATGCCTGGAACTTTCTGTAGTTGTCGGCCAGCGTCAACGATAAACTGTGCGATCATGGCGTCGCCATCCGTAATCAGTTTCCTGATAACGTTGATGATAGATGAAACCGTGTCAACAATAAGGTTTAGCGCGCCGACGGTGTGATCACCTACCCACTTCCAAGAGTCTGCGGCCCACTTTTTAATGTCAGTCCACATCGTTTCAAGCGGCGTTGCGCTGTCTGCGATATCCTTCAGGCGTTTATCCATCGTGTCAGCAAAGAGTTTCGTTGCCGCTTCCGCTGCCGCCGTCTCACCTTTGGTTTTTCGCAAAGATTCGATGTAGGTTAACTGCCCTTCCTTCAGGAAATTAAACTGATCATTCAGTTCGGCAAGCCCCTTAACCGGATCCTTTGCGATAGAGTCAAAGTAACCAGTAATGGTCTTTTCGCTCTCCCCGGTCTGCGCCGCCCATTCCGCCGTAGTCTTCGTGATCGCCTTAATCTGGTTGATGCTGTATTTTCCAGATTGAGCCAGTGACGTTGCGATCGCCTGAATGCTTCCGATAGTAGCCGATGATGTTTTGTTGATTTCATCGGTTAGGGAGGTGATTTGCCCGGTAGTTGTTGCAGCATAGCCACCAGTCAGCACCAATGCATTCGCTAGATCTCGCTGTGACTTCCAGGAGTCATACCCTGCTTTTGCGATTGCAGCAAGGGCAACACCAAGGGAAACAGCGCCAACCGTTAGCGGGTTGATGTAGCTCAACAACACTTTGAACGTATTGCCAATGCCGCCAAAGCTATCCTTGATTTGCCCGCCCTGCTGCACAGCTACCAGCCATACTGGCATACCTGAAGCAAGAGACGTTACGACGTCCGTGATCTGCATCGGTAGCTGTCGCATGGCCATTTTATATTGCCCAGCAGAAATGCCAGCGAGGCCCATAGCGTTTTGCTGTTTCTTTAACGCCTGCTCCTGCTGCTTCAGGGAATTAATGAACGGCGCCGCTTCTGTCGACACGCCCAATTGCGCCGCCTTCATTTCCAGCAGTTCGGCGCGTGTTTTTCCGATGGAATCAGCCTGCTGTTTCAGGCTGGCGACAAAATCGCGCCCTGCATTGGTTGCCTTCTGCTTTGCCTCTGCCTCTGCAATTGCTGCGCGTCCCTCTTCGGTTAGCGCCGCCTGCTGCTGCCGGAGTTTGTTTGTCGTGGATTCAATGACAGCGCCCAGGCGGAAAAATTCCTTATCCGGAACAAGCCCTAAAGCCCATGCTTTATCAAGTTCTTCTGTCGCTTTGCGCAAGTTGGCCATTTTCGTGATCGTGGGATCGATGGCGCTCGCAATCTTGCTAAAGCTGGTTTTTGATTTGTCTGTCTCTTGCTTCTGCCGCTGCAACGCGCGGTTCATTTCCTCGGTCTGCGCCGTGGCCCGCTTTTCAGCGTCTGCAAGTGACTGTAGGCCAGCGCCCGTTTGCTGGCTTTGGTTCTTCAGTTCTGCGAGTGATCGTACCGCTTTATCAACCTGCGAAACGTCAACGCCAAACGTCAACCCAGCTACTTTATCAGCCATGTTTAGCCCCCATATGAAAAAAGCGCCCGTAGGCGCTTATTTGGATTTCTTGTAAATCTCCTTCAGGTATTCACCCTCCAGGATTTGCAAGTCAAGTAATGCCGCTTCTCGATTGTCGATTTTATACAATTCGAACAGCATAGGCAATGTATTATAGTCAAGCCCCGTCGGGCCATTCATCCCGATTCGCCATTGCGTTTGCATGGCCTGGAATAGCTGCCAGCTTTGGGCGGTCTGCTCATCAAAATAGATCGTTTCAAGATCTGCTTCATAGTCCGATCGCCTCAACCCGTACTCCGCAAGCTGGCGATCGGTTAGCTCAGGCTGAAGCGTGAGATAAACAGCCCGCCTTAAACTTTTGCACGGTGTCCCGCAAGCGCGGCCATGTAAGTTTGTGGCAGCGACATGACAAATGCCGGAAAGTGTGAGCAAAGCCAGGAAATGTTTTCATCGCTGAACTCGTCATCCAGATCCCAACCTTCGGCCATGAAGCGGATAAACTCGGCGTTACCCTTTGGCGCTTTATCTTCGCTCTCGTAAAAATCTTTCATCTCATCGGTGGAGCGGTGTTTTACGGTCATGGTGATGGTCGCTTCTTTGCCGTCCGGGCAAGTGAAGGTTACGGGCAGTTTGAAAGAAGGTAGGTTGCCGCCAATTTGAACCTTGAATTTAGCCATTTTGTTAACTCCTGATTGGTTTGTGTTATTCGATATTATGCACAAAAAAAGGCGAGGCACAAGCCCCGCCATTTAATTACGCAACAACCGGAAGGAAGACGTGAGAACCTTTAAGCGCAACGTTAAGCGTTACCGTCTCCATCTCGTTAACCGCCGTAGTCGGAATGTCATCGAATGATGCGGCGCCAGACCAATAACGAACCTCTGACGCTCGCGGAACGTACATATACATCACTTTTGCCTCTTTGCTGGCGTCTGCTGCACGCAGCACCGGGTAGATTGCGTTATCGTACTCGTGCGCAAACGTGTAGTTAAGCGTCACCGCCGACTTATAGGTAGGCTCGGACTGTTCGCGCTCATCGCTCAGGCACTGGTAGTTATAATACTGCTGCTCGTTGCCGTCTTTGCCCAAATCCTGAATACAAGGCAACTCGATCCAGTCAGTGACGACGCTCACGCTTCCGGTTGCAGCCGTAGGATATTTGTTGGCGTCGGATGTGTCGAACTCTTCCAGAGTTGCTACACCAGCCGATACCGACTTGACGCGGGCCACTTTATTTACAAAGTCGCTCCAGGTGCAATCGGTAAAGATTACGATATCGTTAACGTTGAGCGCGCCATCCGTCACCGTGATTTTTGGGTTTTTAGCGTCGTTGGTCATTGCGGTAAACGGAATGGCCGCACCGCGAGCCTTCTCAAAGAAGACCTTAGCACCGTTTGGTAAATGCATGTTGAATACTCCTGTTTGAATGAAAGTTTTACACCGCCATTATGCCTATATATTTCTATGCTGGCAAGAAATTATAAGCACCTATAAGATCCGTTAGGTGGATTGATAACCGCTATCCTCCACACTGTTGCATCTTACTGTGAACCGAACCGGGAAGAACCAACCAGTTTCGTGCTTCTGCACGCCGGAAACTTCAGCCCATTCGCTAACGTAAACTTTATTAACAGAATCAATGATTTCACCTTCAGGGAAGTGTTTTGCAACGTTTTGCGCAATGAGTCTCGCGGAGTCGGTTCCGATACCCGGCTTAAAGATAACGTCAATCTGAACCATCGCCAGATAGACTCGGCATTTCCTTGACAGGTCAACCGATCTTGAATCCGCCTCGACGTAGGAGACTTTAAGGTAGGTTTCACCGCCCGCTGGAGGGATAAAGTCAACGTTATCGCCTGCGACCTTCAACCCGTTGTCGGCAGCGAATTTAGCCACCGATGCCTTGCATTTTAACGCCATTTCATAGTGCATTTTTCGCCCTCGCTCGTTTGATTGCTTCAGTCACGTATACGCCCAATCGGATCGCGACAACTCCCACAACGCCATTAGGCGCTTGCTTTGAGTGTCCGTATTCGAGCGCGTTCGCATAGATTAGCATGTTACTGAACCAGATCGAAGTAATCCCGGCTCCCTTTGTGAACAGCGCAATATTCGCGTTGCCGTTCTGGATAGTCTTCGTCCCGGTCTGGTCGTATGCGTTAATCGCGTAAAGCGGGGCGCGGTTAAAGGTGATTTGCCAGTTACCACGGAAGCGCCCTGTATCTACCGGAGAACGCATCACAAGATCTCGGTGAATATCTTCACACGTAAACCTTACAACATCCTCAAGCGCATCACCAGCGGCCTTGCACCACGCATCAATTGCGCCTGTGAACTCCCGGATCGTGTAATTAGCCATAAGTAGCCACCCTGCGCAAAACTGGACGGTAGGCAATAACGGTTCCCGTCGGCTTTACCGGGCGGGCATTCACTACGCGGTAGCGCTCGCCGTCGACGTCGATTTCGTCACCTTCCATGATTGGTACGTCGTGAGTAAAGAAGCCGCGCTTGTCGCCAGCAAGGATGGTTTCGCCATTGATATCGCGATCTTTGATATCCCGCACCGCACCTTTGATTGTGGTCACAACCTCGCCAGGGATGATATCCTCCCCGGTTTCGGGGTCGATGCCGCCGCCAGCGCCTTTGGTGTACTTGTTAAATACGCCATCTGCATCGCTGAAAAACTTAATGCCCGCACTCGCGCGGGCCTGAATTGCTTTGTAGTTCATGGCGTTTAACCTCCCATGCCGCAACGATGAAGACCGCCAGCGGTAATAAGGCCGAAGCCGCCGCCGCGCATTTTCAGCATGCGCCAGTACATTTTACCCCACGGAGTTGATAGCATTTCGTTATCACTCGCCGAAGACACGCGATCGAACGTTTGGGAAAACTCCCCGGTCAGGGTGAATGACGCTACACGCTGCGAGTATGATTCCACGCTTTCGCCTTCCTGCTTCATTGCTCCGTCCAGAAACATCAGGTGCATGGTCATCAGCGCCAACGCTGTAATGATCGAATCGCCGAACTTAGACGCGCATACGAATTCCTCAGCCAGCACCACCCACGCGGTTAACAGTTCTTCCGGTACTTCTTTAAGCGGCGGCGCGAGGCTGCGCATTTTGTCGATCACATCTTGAATCGTATAATTCATGGTCTTTCTCCAGATATGAAAAAGGACGCCGTAGCGCCCTTGTTGGTTTTTTTATTCGGCGCTCGTAGGCTGCACGATGGTTTTTGCTTTCGCTTTCACTGCTGCGATGTAGTCGCGAGTTCGGCGAATATCATCGTGGAATTCTACGCGGCCTTTGAAGATATCGTGGCGGAAGCGGTCAACTTGAGACTCTTCGATCTCGAAGGTTTCGCCCGGTAGCACTTTCTTGCCGTCGAACTTAATCAGGCAAGCGCCCACGTTTTCCATTGTTACCATATCCGGCTTCGCGGTTTCCGGCTGTGAGGTTTCCGGCTTTTCGTTGATTTCCGGTTCGATGGTAGCAGTATCTTTTTTAGCCATTTTGTATCTCTCCTGTTTTGGTGAGGTTTGATTTAAACACAATGAAATGTTTTTCGCAACAATAAAAAATGGCCCCGAAGGGCCATTCTAATTACACGCCAGAAAGAATGGCGATGGTCAGCGGACGATACACGATGAGGCCAGTGCATTTGGAGGTGCAAGGCACTTTGAAATGCAGGTCTTTCGGCTGCATCGGCAGCATGTTGAAGCGTTCCGGGATCTCGATCGACATATTCATCTGATCTTTTTCGTATGCCAGCACGCCTTTAGTACCTGCGCCGTCGATATCTTCCAGTTCCGCAATCGCGGTGATGGTTACATTCGGGTAGTTCTCTTTGAACCACGCGAGGTAACTTTCCGTAACGTCCGGCATTTTCTGCGTCAGCAGGCGGCGCTTGGACGGTGGGATCACGATGTTGGTAACATGGTGACGGCCCAGCGTTACATCTTCGATCGTCTCGATCAGATCCTGCAACTCGCTGAATGCGATTTCCGGCGTAGTCCAGCTTGCTGAGGTCAGACGGTTAATGTTCGGCTGATCGAACACGCTAACGATGTTATGCGGCGCGGAACCTTTGAACACCAGATCGTTAACCAGGGTTTCATGACCTTCGCGTGCAAGAGACGCTTTGCGGTCGCTCAGGCTGGAACCCAGCGCCTGACCTGCTTTGATTTCGTCGATGGAGATAAACCACGCGTTACCCAGGCGGAACACTTTACCAGTTTTCTCGGACGCCATCGCTTCAACGGTCGGCAGGTCGTCGGTATAATCCGCGATGATTTTCGCAGAGGTCACGCCGTCAAACTCCAGCCATTCAAAGTTTTTCGTTACCGGACTCAGTTCGGTAGTAACCGGGAAAAGCTCCAGCACACCAGTTTGCGGGTAAGCCTGCTCGTACTGGCGATTTAAGAGTTGGGTAAGCTGATTAACAGTCCAGATGCCGTGCGCATCGAGTTTGTTAGCGTCGATGCCCATACCCTGCATTGCAACCTTGATTGCATTCTGCTCGAATGCATCTAATTTCATAGTCATTTGAAACTCCTGTTTGTGTGTTTTGACTTAACGAGATGAAGAATAGCACGAATTGCTAAACGGTCAAAGGTTTTTTTAACGTATGAAAAAGGGGCCGAAGCCCCTATTTTTACGCCCCACCAGTAGCGGGAGCGGCTGGCGCGGTTGCGTCCTGCGTTAACTGGATTTTCACCAGGACTACGCCATCTTTGTTTTTGAACCACTCGCCAGTGTGAGTGTACCCGGTTTTGATTAGGCCAGCATCGCCTTTTGCCACGGTGCCATCATCGCCGAAAGTTACCAGCGACTTAAACGCGCAATCTGCTGCGGTTACGGTAGATGCAGCGCGACACCACACGCGGCCATGCGTCATAACGTTTACGGCGGAAAATTTGTCGTATTTAAATTCCGGCGATTGGTAATGGGAATGAGTGGTTACGCCCACCAGAACAGCATCAGCAGTTTTGGCGGTATCGACCACTTTATGACCATCAACAACGCCACCGGACAACGCGACCAGAACGCCAGTTAAAATGTCATTTGCAGCGGCACAAGTGCCGTCGATGTTGTACAGCGAAGTATCCGCGATCTGGCCCGGAATGCAAATATCGCGCTTGCGGGTATAGGTTGCAGGAATTGCCATGATTAAATCTCCTTGATTTGGATTTTGTAGCGGCCCGAAGGCCGCACGGTATTAGTTACGGAATTTGGCTTGCGGGTCGATGATGTTGGAACCATCGAGTTTCGGCGCGCCTTTCTTGTCTTCCTGCTCACCATCTTCTTTTTTGGCGAAGACTTTAGAGCGATTGCTTGCCATCTTATCAGAATTGGAGATAAAGTCAAAAGAAGCGTCGATATACGAATCTTCTTTATCTGACAAGTCGCGGCCATCCGCTTCTTTGATGTAAGCAACTTTCATCGCTTTAACGTCCAGGCCGTCGCACTTAATGCCAGCGGCGGATACGATCGCGACAACTTTCTGCTTCGCGTCTTCGTCGGCTTTGATTTTGGCAACACGTGCCGCCACTTCATCTTCAATGCCATCAACTTTGGTTTGAAGTGCGTCGCGCTCTGCGGTGATGCTCGTTACCTGACTGGTTGCGGTTGCGATCTGTGCGTCCAGTTTAGCAATATGTGCGCCTACGTTATCGGCTACTTCGACGTCTACGCCGTCAATTTTGATAATCATCGTTTTAGCTCCTTTGTGGTTTGAGTCGTCATCATATGGAAATTCTTGCTCACTATCAAGATTTAATTTCGCAATTCCTGCACGCCCGCGAAAAACAAGCGCCACATGGTTAACGCGAATCTTCGTTTGCACCGCATCAAATCGAACCCAATCAGAGACGGAATCGTTTTTCAGTTCTTCGAAGTTTTCCGGTAGTTCTTCATCGAAGTAGTATTCGCCCGTCGCGTTGTTGCCCCAGCCTTTTTTGTCGATATCGATCGAGGTGTACCCAACGGACAATTCAGCCGCTACGCGCTTTTTCGCCTGCTCGATCGACTCCCCGTCGTAAATCATCACCGGAACCAGAACCCCGATCCCGTCCTCTCTGCCAGCGCCGGAACAGGATCCGACCACCAGCCCTTTCGCGTTTTTGGCGTTGACCATCTTGTGACCCAAAGTAATTGGCTTGCCCTGGTATGACGCCAGCGATTCAGCGTCGAACACCTCGGAGCGCGGGCGAAACTCAACGCGCGGGCCGTTCGGGGTCTGGTAGGTCTGTGCGCCGATACGCGCAACGATCGGGGTATCGACCAGAAAGCCGTTTTCATCAAAGCGGGCCTTCACCTTTACCGTGTCGAATCTTTGAACTCTTTTCATTGTAATTCCTCTACGTTATTAAAATCTGGAACCGCCCAGCAGCGGCAACCGTACTCCTCGCCGGGAAAAATGCCGCCACCGTTTACGCGGCGTCGCTTACCTTCTAGTTTGATGTGGCTTTCGCGTTCGCGGTCGTCCATCATGCCGAACCAAAAGTAATGCGATACTTTAGCATCTTTTAGTCGCTGCATCATCAACATACTGTTAAAACTTCCGATAATGCCGCTCGCCCGGTTGCGCGACCAACTGCCATAAATGGCGTATCGGCCCTCGATGATTTCATCGATCTGTTCGCGAGTCTTGCCGATGTTGTTGGCGGTTCTAACTTTCGTTGTCCAGTCAGCTACGATATCGGCTGTTAACTTCTGGATTGAAGCCTTTGCGGTATCCTGCCATTTCTTCAGCGCCTGCTGATACCACTGCTCATAACCACCAGCGCCGAACTCCTTCAGCATCATGACCGCTTCATTATCGCGCCCGCCAGCCGCCAGCGCAATAACCAGCCACTGCTTAGAGTTGAAGCGGTAGATAGTCAGGCCAATGGAAGCCAGCGCCGCAATGACGGCAGCAAAGAACGCGATCGCCGCCTCGTTGATATCGTCTTCCGCCTCGTTGATTTCCTCCGCCGTGGCGTCGAACTTCAGGCGGTCTAACCGATCCCGCATTTCCACGACCAGATCGGTTGTCGCGTCCTGCATCAAGCGGGATAAATCCCGCTCGCTTGCTTCAGGATAACGCCAGTTTGGAATTCTGCCGTTAACTTTCATCACCGCCTTCCTCCGTGTTGTTCAGGATCTGCGATTTTTGCGTTTTGGTCTTACCAGCACCCGGCGTGCGATTCGGTAACTTTTTCTGTTCCGGCGCATTGCCTTTCAACTTCAGTTCGGGAACCATCGCGGACAGGGTATCACGTGCTTCGTTAGCATCAATGACCTGATCCGTTACCAGTCCGTGTACTGCGTCTGCGTTCTTCTTAAAGATATCGGCCTTCTCTGAATCGGTCGGCAGTGACAGCGGTTCGAACTCTACGCTGAAGTCTTCCTCAGTGACGATGAATTGTAGCAGGAATTCTAACAGTGGTTTGTAGTCGTCGTTGCGCTTGCGCTCCACCAGCTTATAAAACGTCTGCAACGCAGTGTTTTGGCTGGCACTAACGCCACCTGTGTTTTTGTTCTTCAGCACGATCTCATGAATGCCTGACAGCGCGACAATCCGATCCATTTTGGCGGACAAGAATTCCGGGATGCCAGTAATATCGGAGTTGATCACGGTGTATTCTTCGTCGTCCGCATCAATGCCGATCGTGTTACCAACGCCGGAATTCGCGTCAACCTGGGCCATGCGCAATCGGGCCGCGTATTCGCCCTCCTTGTCGTCGCAGATTAGAGCAAGACCTTTGGCCTTCCACACGCCCTGCTGCTTACGCTTCAGCAACTGCGTTGCGAGGTACTCCGAATAATCGTAATCAAGAATCGCTTCAATCATCGACTTGTTCAGCACCGTGCCACCAGCGCCCTTGTTGAGTTTCCGTACCTTGTTGGTTACACGCTCGCCGTCGATGTAGTGCATGCGGGTATAATGCACGTTAAAGTCGCTTCCGCCGTTTAGCGGTTTGACGGTGTACATTTTAGGCTTGCCGAATCGTGGGCTTCGCGGGTTCTTCTCTTCCTCCGCTACGGACACCGAATCGTAGTCGTAAACGACAATTGATTCCAGCGGCTTACCGCGCTTCGCGGCTGAAGTCAGCATGCGGCCATCGTTGACCATCGCCAGGACGTAAGAGCCACCATACAGGCGCGCCCAGCAGAGGGCATCGGTGATTTGCGGCTCAAGTTTAAGGCCATCCCACTCTGACTGGAATTTCGTGTTATCGGAGACGCCGTTAAGCTGGAAGCCTGGCGACACCATTTCTTCCGGGATCACGTCAACAATCTTTTTCGCCAGTCCGTTATTGTGATAGAACTCCTCGACTTGCGACATATCCCCGAACGTGCTTGCAATCATCGCCGTGGTTGACGCGTACCCCGCGCCACCATTGAAGATCTGATTGTAGTCATCCATCTTGATAGCTTTCATATTTTAACCTTGTGTGATTTGTGGGCCGTTAAGCCCACATTATGTATTAGCGGCCCAGCTTTTTCAATCCTGCCAGGCGTTTCATTCGTTCTACCGGGTCATCGCTCAGGTTCATTTCCAGGTTAGCGGCGTCAAATACGTTGTCGCAAATGTCATCGTGTGGATGTGAATCGTCATAGGTAAATGCGCTCATTTCCGCCACAAGCTCCGCAATGAACGGATGGCTGTCCGGCAGTACGACGCGGCCACCCTTGATAATTGGCTGCGCATCCATCGCGCGAGTAACCTTATCTTTGTCGCGCTGAACCGGGACGATCTCACCCATGCCATTAACTGCTTTGGTCAGATCCTGGATTAGACCTGTACCGCTCGCCTTGTCTTCGATGTAAATCTTTCGCAGATTCCCGCATTCCTTGTTTCTGCGCCAGCACTGCTTAATGAATGCCTCAGCCTGCACGCGCAAATCCGGCGCCTCCCACTTGCCACGGATTCCATCAATGAAGTAGACGCGATCGCGGTACTTGCCCCAATAGCACAGCACGGAATAGTCGTTTAGTTCGTTCGTCTTCTGCGCCGTATCCGCCGTAATGAAGGTGTATTCGAACTTGTCCGGGCGCGGTTCATGCGCCTTTTCGCTGTCTCCGTAATAGCGCCACCATTCCGACTTAAACACGTTGCCGCCCAATGCGATCGGCTCCTGCTGATACTGCGAAAGGAATGTATAAAGATCGGCATCGCGCAAGGCAACCAGGTTCTCGATCGATTCGTTGTCCTCCCAAAATGACCAGTATTCGACACCATCAATGACCACCGACGGCCCGGATAACACGTCGCGTTCGAACTCAGGACGCAACCAGTCAGGGAGCGATTCGCCGTATTCCCTCGTTACCATCGCCGGAATAACAATGCGATCGAATTCGATAGCCATCCCGCCGCTCATCATGAACCAGGTGGAATCCTGTGCATGCAGCCGCTGCTGTACGGACAGGATCGGCGTTTCGTCGCCTTGCTTCTTCTTCGCACGACGGGATCGAATGGTGTTCTTCAGCAAGATGTGGCTCTTTTCGCGCTTCACCTTTGAGAACATATCATCCGGCTTGTCGATATCATCCAGCGCGATAAGGCCGCTAAAACCTGGCGTCATGTACCCACCACGCTTACCGACGATCTGTCCGCCGGACGAACGGGAGACCATCTCCAGCCTTACGCGGTCGTTATCATCCATGACCTGAAATTCATCGATCTGCTTACGCCCGAACTTTGATGGCCATAGCTCCTGCCACTCGCTCGATGAGAAGATCTTAATCACGCGATCAGAGTTTCCTTTTGACAGGGCGTCACCCTGCGAGATCTGAAGGTTTCTAACCTTCCGGCATTTCAGATACGCATACGGCGCGAGGTGGATAGAAAACGCTTCGGTTTTCGTCGAACCAGGTGCAACGTTTACGATCGTGCTTTTGCGCTTCCCGGCGATGATTTCATCTACCGTGTGGCAAAAGTAGGAGTGATGCCAGTTCCACATTAGCTTTTCGCCCTGGATAATCTGAAACCAGATCTTCAGGAATAGCGAAAAGTTGCGCGTGCTCAATGCCTTGATTGCCAGCTTATCGGCTGGCTTCAGGTCTTCCCAAATAATCATTTCGTCATTCATGATCGGCCCTTAAATCTTGTCCAGAATGTTACTAACAGCCTTCTCCAATACTTCATCGGTGATCTCGTTCTTGTTGCCAGCTACGGCGTCAATGTTGAGAACGGCGGGCTTGTCGATCCCCATTTCCTTACCGACGAACGAAGCGTTAATCATGCCGACGGCAGCAAGCTGGAATTTCTGCTCATAGATTACAGAGTCGATAAACTCCATGACCGGGGCATAGTTCGGGTCGTGGCGATAGCGTGCAAGCGTTGACTGGTTCACGCCGCAAAACAGGCTTAACCCTGTGATCGTGAAAATGCGCGGCTTGTTCACGCCCCACTCGTTAACGTCGCCCTGGAAAGTGGCAGTTTCCGCAGCCTTGATGGCGTTTTCTTCGGCCCACTGGAAATAACCCTTCGCGATCTCGAAGAATTGTTGTGGCGTCATTTCGGCGGTTCGCCCCAGCACTACACCAAAATCTTTTTCGTACAGCGCCTTGAAATTGCCTTCGAAGTGCGATTTCGTTACGCGTTTTTTACGTTCTTCAGACATTGTTAATCCTCCTTCTGTGTTGAGTTGCGAGTATACCAGATTGCAGGCACAAAAAAACCCGCCGAAGCGGGTTATGTTCATATCAGTTTATTACGCCGCTTCAGAACCTTCTGAAGTGAAGCAAATGGCTCACAGTCAACATACGGAAGCGGCGAAAACTCAATTCGTTTCGCGATACCTCCAGGATCGCCAATTTTCTCCCAGCGTTTCGTTTTCTTGTTGTACAGCATCGCGGCGAAAGTGCCTTCATGCACCCGCTTTGAAAGCCGCTCGACAAGGTGAGCCGCTCCGACGTGATAGCCTATGAACAGCATTAACAATGCAATAATCAGAGTTAACATTGATTAACTTCCCTTATGTAGTTTATGTTGATTTTATGCGTATCCAGATTGACGCCGGATTGCTTTTTTGCTTTCTCCACCGCGTCGGCGGTATCGTTCGCTTCAATCGTCATGCTGAACTCTTGAATGCAGGACTTGCAAAAGCCGCCCATTTTCCTTGCTGTGAGTATGACCTTGTACTGCATCATCACCCCTTAATAAAAGCCCCGAAGTGGGGCGAGACTTGCGGATGCTTACCGCCTCTTGTGTCTACGCTTTTAACGATACCCGGTCAGCGTGAATGCGTCAATAGGCGGTTGATTCGTTCGCTTACTTTTTACTCATACTCGCCATCACGGCGACCGAAACGGCCTTCGAGATAGCCAGCCAGCCAGATAAACTGACCGCGAGTTAACAGCGTGTTGACTTCGGCCCAATGCTTATCGATCATCCTGGCGGCAACCTGATCGTAAGTCTTTTTGTCCTTCCGTATGGCGTCTTTTGTTTCCGCCGTCATTCGTTTCGCCACGCGCTTCACAGCGTTGTACTGCGCCTCATTCAGTCCGAACATTTAAGCCTTCTCCCATTCGACCCAGGTTCCGCGAGCAATGAAGATCTCGACACGCAGAGGGGCGTTGAAATTTTTGTAGATGAAGATGAAACCTTTTTTGCTATCGGTTTCGACCTGTGTAACCGGGAAGGCCAGCGGAGTAATCGTATCGACCGACTCACTCATCTGGATACCAGTTACCGTTGCGCCAATCGGCATATCTTCGACTTTTGAGAACTCAGGCATAGAATCACCTTAATGAAATTTGCGCCCGCCAGAATCGCTTACAGGCGCTTTAAATGGTATACGAATTCGTTAATTTTTCAAGTGGTGGCACGGCTCACCATCTTTGACGCTTCCCCACTGTCGGCGCTTGTTCCGCTCCAGCTTTTCCGCCACCGCCATTGCCAGCTTCTCATCGGTGATTCCGGCGCGGCGGGTTGCGTCCCACACCAGCATGATGATATCGGCGAACTCGCTAATGTCATCCGGCGCTTCAGCGGCTTCGTTGGCCTCTTTAGCCAGGTGTTTCAGTGGGCCAACCGGGCCAACGTTGCCAAACTGGCGATCCGACCATTCCGCGTGCGCCTGCCGGACAAAGCGGAAGTGATCCCGTACTGACTCAGCGTCGCCGCAAAGGTACAGGTCTTTCCACGCCGCCTGGTCGTTTTGCACCTGGCGCATTTCATGCAGCACGGCGTCAACATCCATCTTCTCAGGCCAATTGACATGGAAGGATTCTGGCTGGCGGATGTATTCGACCACCTCGCCGCCCAGCACGGCCTGCTGCATTTCCGCCTGTGCTTTCGTGTCGCAGGTGAGGCGGCGCGATTTGCGCCCCTCGTTAGTTCCGATAGTGTAGGTCAGCACCCAAATTTTGTTGTTCATTCTTCGATCACCTTATATTCGCCTTCGTTAAGTTTGAACCAGTCGGTAGGGAGCACATGGCCGAATTCTTCGGTGTGGTAGTCGCGCCCTACCTGCGCCCACTTCTCGCCGTCGCTATAGCATTCGACGGTCAGTCGATCACCTGCTTTGAATCCGGCCCACTGTGCAAGGGTAGGCTCATCCTGGGAGGTGGTAACGTCAGGGTTGATAATCTCAACAACGGCCAGGCCCAGGAATGATTTGTTTTCGGTCGGATACGGAATGCTCATTTGTTTAGCTCCTGATTGGTTCGCTTCAATAAGGCCACTATATCAAATGGCCTTGCGGAAGTTTTAGCAATTCGTGCTATTTGGCAGGCCATCCATGACTTTCAGTTTAACCCACTCGACGCGCCCCTGCGCCTCGGCAATGCCTAACTCATAACTCGCGCCTTTCTGGTGCGGGCGAATCCGCCAGCGCTTGCCGCCCTCATCGCACCAGTAATAGGACTTCCCGCGAAAGCGCACGTTGTAGGTAAAGCCGTTGAACCACATTTTGATATTCATGCATCGCCTCACCACTTAAAATTGCGAGAAATAATCACGCTGCCAACGGCGGAAAGTGTAATCCAAGGCCAGCAAAGCACAGGATAAAGATCTTCTTTGTCGGTAGAATCCGCAGACTTCAGGAAGGCCCGCATGAGGAAGCAACCGCACGCATACAGAACAATAACCAGGACTACCAGGGCAATAATCGCGTAAATCATAATGTTTATCCTTCGTTTATTGATGGGGTTACTATGCGTCAACCCCTATTTCGTGTTTGGTAAAACGTGCTACTGCTGGAGCTTTGCGAAAGCGTCGGCCATCATGCGCAAAACTCGCGCGTGATCTTCAATGTCATAGCCATGTTCGCTGCGCATTATTTCCCGAACCTTCTCGATCTTGGCGTGCGCCGCCTGAAGTTCACCAGTCAGGAAAGCAACCTGCTTTTCAAGCTCCGCGATTCGTGAGAACGGTTCCCGCATGAATGATTCGCACGTGGCATCACTAAGCGCCCAATCGATTCCGGCGCTAACGACGTATTTTAACAGCGGTTCGGTGTCGTCACCTTCGGTGTGGTTGTCGTAATGGAACGGGTCAATGATGCAGGCACGGTTAATCAGGCCGTCACAGATTCCAGCAGAAGTAATGGCAATAGTTCTTCCGTCGTAATCGGCGAATTTGTTGCGCTTGCCGCCATCCTCGATCTGGTAATCGATATCGAAGTGATGGCCGCCAAGGTATTGCGAAGATCTTGTATACACCGTATACACGAGCCCTTTGTCGTCTCTGACCTTGTAAAGCAGATCACCATAATAGTTGGTAAAGGCGGTGGCGGCATAGCGCTTGCCTTTGGTGAATCTTGCGCAAGAGTCAACAGTTGAATCTACGGACGGGATCAGGGTAATTTTCTGACTTTTCATGTGTGAGTTCCTTTGTTCGTTGGTGTGGGGATAGTATGCACCATCCCCGAACGTTCGTTTTAGCAATTCGTGCTATCAAAGGGCGTCTAATTCTGCCTCAATGAATTCGTACCACTCGTGGCCGTTAACGGGATCGTGTTCGGTTCCATGCAGCCAGTCCATATGCACGGAACAGAATTCGCCTGATTTGTTGAAGTAAAAGTCGGCCCATGACCGCGCCCAATCGCCTACGCCAGCGAACGTGCCGAACTTGCGGATGTAAGCGTCGGTGTAACCTCGCTCCTTCGCAATGCGCTTCAGTGCGCGAACCAGCAACTTGCGCTGCGACGCCTTCGATACTTTCCGCAGGTGGAAAAGCGCGTTTTCCGGCTCGCCACCAACACGGATGGTCAAATCTTCGTCAGTATCCAGCGGATTGACGATAAATTCGTTAAGGTATCCGCCCTGGATTACGTGCACCGTGCCTAGTGGTTCGCGCACCTCTACGGCATCGAATACGCAGCCGACAAGGCGGCGTTCACGTTCGCGTGCCGCATTGACAACCATTAGTTTGATAGTTTTCATTATCGGATCTCCTCGATCGCGTTCATGCAGAGTAAGTTGCCCGCGTAATCAAGATCCGTTTCGGTTGAGCGCTCGGAATGCTTGCCGCCTGATACGCCGAATCGCACGCTGGGAACCTCGATCTGAAGTTCGGTGCCGTCCTCAAGCTCGATGATGGCTACGGTATCCTCAGACAGCGCGATTAACAGGTCGATGATGTGGTCATTCATGGTGTAACTCCTGATTGGTTTGTTTCGCTTCAGTAACGCCACTTTACCAAATGACGTTACGGCAGGTTTAACAAAAAGTGCTATTCTTTTTCGCCGCTGAACGCTGCACGATATCCCCGGCGAAAGCCGTTAATCTCCGAAAGGCGGCATACGCCAATGATGATGCAAATCATGCCGATCGCATGCCATCCTACGTGGTCATGCAGGGCAAGGCCCACCAGGAAGAAGGCCCAATACAGCGCGAGTTTCTTTTTGCTTACTTTCATACTTTCACCTCAAATAGAACGTTGTTTTCGTAGGGGCGATTGGCGTACATCGCGATCTTTTCGTCAGGCATCCGGCAGGCCAACCAAAATTCGCCTTCTTCCGTGGTGGATTCGTCATCCTGCAAAATCCATACATCATCGAGGCCGGGGCCGAACCTAGCTTTATACTCCTGCCCCACGGTGAAGAAGGTCGATAGCGGCACATAGCCAGCGTGCGTGCAAATTACTTTTACTGTTTCCATTAGTATATCCCGTTAGTAAAAACATAGCCGCATTCGATTATCTCGCGCACCATAACCCTTTTCGGCGCTGGGTTAACCCCGTCGCCGCCAGTGTAGAACCATGTACCATGCGCAAAATGAACCTGCTTTGCGAACAGTCCGCCGCGTACCTGGATGTAAAGGCGGTTACGCATTGCCAGGCCTCTAAGCGTATTGACCTGATCGAATGGGTCGCCTTTGACCTTCGAGATCTTGCACATCACTGGCTTTTCGCCGAATTGCCCGGTTAAGCAGTGGCGATCGAAGTCTGATAAACGTATCATCCAGCCACCTCAAAGCTGATTTGCGAATATATGCCAGACGTGATCTTCTGGCGTGCGTTTCATTAGTTTGTGCGCCTTGCGTGCCATGCGCTTATAATCGCGGGTTGTAAGTTTCATCGGATCGGCGACGAACGATTCGACAATCAACCCTTCGTAATGGTATTCGGCATCCCATTCTTCATGAATTCGTCCATCTCGGAAAACGGTTAACTGGCGAACAGAATACGCGTCACTGTGAAGGCGCTCTCCATGCTCGCCGTAATAGAAAGCTCCGCGCATTTCGCCATCATTCCCAACGTGCAAAAGGTGAATGCGGCTTTTCTTTCCTTCGAAGTTGGTTCCGACAATGGCGACAACTGCATTTTTGATGGTCTGTTTCATGGTGAATCTCCGTTGTTTGGTGTGTGGCCATTATGCCCGATCTTCTGACCGGGCGTTTAGCAAAAAGTGCTATTCAGAAACCGAGCGCCTCACGCTCCAGGCTGGCCAGCGACGGAAAGCTGAATTTTGTAACGTGGTACGAGCCGCCCACATAGCCGGAAATGCTGATATTGTTGAACTCAACCTCAACACTGATAATCTTCATGTTATTGCTGAAGGCGTACATTGCAAGCGCACGGTGCGCCCGCGCCAGGAATTCGAATTGGTTCATTTAAAGATCGCCCCTTTGATTTTGTTCCAAAAACCGAACGGATCGCGCCTCCTCTCCAATTCAACGATATCGTGATCGAAGAATCCGCGATGTTTGCCGCAAAGTAGCGGCTGCACGCCATCCGTCATAAGATCGCCAATGAAGAACCACTTGCCGCCATCCATGAAGTAAAGGCCGTGGCATACGCCTGGCGCGGCATGAGTTGCGGTATCTGGCAGGCTGTATACCCTGCCGCGAGATTTGAATTGCTGCATTATCCTGTCTCCTTGTATAATTTGGTCGTTAATCGACTTCGTGATAATTATGCCCGACCCTCTGACCGGGCGTTTAGCAATGCGTGCTATTTCAGGCCGCGAAGGTCAATCTTCGATTTTGCCCAATCAGGGAAGCGAGCCATTTCGCCCACCTGAACCATTTTGTTTCCGCCCGGCCCCTTATCCACCCATGAATTAGGCGAGTGGCTCAGTAGGCGAACATTTTCAACGGTCGACTCATAGGCCCAAATCGAGCCGTCGGCATCAATGGCAACCGTGTTGGCCCAAACTGGAACGTCAAGCGACTGCATATCTAACGGGCCAGGGATGTTAAGGTGAAAGGCTACAACGTGGCGCTGCGTGATGGTGGCCACTACTTGCTTGCCAGACTTGATTTCGTGAATCATAGTTACGCTCAAATAACGTCGATAGCAATGACAGCAATCACGCTAACCAGCAAGGCAAGAGAGATAACCAGCCCAGCAAGATTGAAAATTACCACCCTATTCAGTTTGCGCTTTGGCCCGTCGCCGATGTAGACAGATTCAGATAGGTTGGCTCCAGCAGGCCCGCTAGGCAGGTCGCCAAGCAATGAAACCTGCGTGTTGCCCACGTCGGTAAAATACCAGTTTTTGCCTGCTCGGTAGTAGATGCCACATACCCATCCTGGTGCTGCGATAGTGGCGTCTGCGGCAACCTTGTAATTCCGGCCTTTGATGGTGATGGTTTTCATTTTCATTTTAGTGTCCTAATTTGTTGGTGTGAGGTAACCATAACAGCTTACCCCGATCGAGTTTTAGCAAAAAGTGCTATTCGTGCTTTTTGAACTCGTGAACCTGGTTCCCGCCGGAATGGTTCTCGATATCCACGCGATCGCAGGTCACGTAAAAGCCGCGAATGACGGTGAAGCGCCACTTGCCGAACCAGTGGAAGTATACGCCGTGCTCTCTGCCACGAACCGCTTTAGTCGATGAGAACGGGATCGGCATCCCGGCGAAGGTGCGAAGTTTGGTTGTTGCTGAAAACCGTGGCATGGTCAATCCTCCTGGCGCGTGCCGTGCTGGTGGTGGGAATATGGCGCCACCGGAGCGGCGCTATGCTGTTTATTTTACCATATAAATTCATTGTAGTTTTTATTGATGTCAATAATTATTCCTGCGTACAAATGGGTTTTATCTCTGTCTATAATTCTCATGTATATACGCCCGTTTCTACATCTGAATCTTATTACTTTATCTGGCGGCGCAGTAACCTTGACAAAACACCCATTAATGCTTGTGTACTCTAATACTCCAGTATTATCTGAATAAACAATGTCTGTTCTGCTGGAAACATCAAGTAATGCTTCACCCACAATTCGCCCGACAGTTTGTGATTTGCTGGTAATGTTTTTCATGGTCTTATATCCGGTTATGCGCCACCGAAGTGGCGGGTTGATTAAAGCATTTCAACGGTTAATTCAGCACCAATAAAATTACCTTTTTTAATAAGGCTTTCGCGGAAGAACTCGGCCTTGCTTTTGGTGAAACCAAAACGATTTGCAAAAACCAACCAGTGTTTAATACCTTTTGAATCGAAATAACTTACGCCAAATTCTTTTTTCATTGCCTTGCTCCTCATCACATCGGTTCGTTGTCGATGGGAAGATAATACCCGATCCCTCTGACCGGGTTTTACCAAAAAGTGCTATTGCGGATAGTCCAGGCTAACGATATTGTCGGCGCTGTCAAGCATCATCTGAAGCACGTTAGGCGCTCCGACGAACTCCGGTCGCGTCACTGCCTGGCCCGTTTCGGTAACGTGCTGGATGTATGACTCGGAATTTGGAAGAAATGACATCAAAAGCAAGTCACCTGTAACGCATTCTAAGGCGCTTGGATTTTCTGGCTGTGATGCATTGATTACTGCGTCGATAACGTCCTGCTCGTTTACTGGCTCGCTTCCCAGGCGCATTGGTGCCGCTTGGTCGGAATGGTCTTGATAGAGTTTCATACCTTTTCTCCTTTGATTCTGGCTTTCAGTGCCATTGTATAACCGTTGTACAGCAAGCCTTTTGGCATCACTTCGTCAACGATCGCTAAACATCTTTCCCGTTCAAGGTGAATGCCCTGCCGTTTATGCGCTTCCGCCTCCAGGTTACCGCCCGCCTTCGCGTCGAACTCAGTAAACACGACGATTAACCCGCCTCCCAGGCTCACGCGCAAGACCTCGCCAGGCTCAAGGAGTTTTAGCAGTGGTCGGCGGAAGTGGTTATCGACGGGGTGCACGCCGAATTTTTCCGTGAACTGATCTGCTGTCATCTGGATACGTCGCCCGCCATCCATGAACATGCGCCGGATCTCCTTCGAGCGATTGCCTTTGAACGTGCCTTCAGGTTTCGCGGCCTCATGGCTCCGTCCGGCTGGCCTGGTGGCGTCACCAAACGTGATTGATTGCAGCCATTCATGGTACGCGGCCTGCTTTTCTGCGTCGTACTGCATCCACTCGGACACGTCGACTTCTTCGAACTCATAACCTTTGTATTGCATGTTTCTCCCCCACATTTGCGGCGTTTGCGTGTGTTTCGTAAGGCCATCTTACTGGCTCTAGGCCTTGCCGTCAAAGGATTTGAGCGTGTTTGGTAAGATTAGTAAGCATCCCCCATATACCCCTTTATACATATCGCGCGGCGGAACATCTAAATTTATGGCTCTCGCAAGATGATTCCGGTAGCCATGCCGGGACAAATCTTACCAAACATATATAGATAGAGAGAGTAATAATAATAATATTGTTATTTATCATATACTTATCTATCTATTATAGGCTTATATTGGTCACTTTTTGCGCAATTTTTAGGTAAGATTATTCCTCCCACACATTCCCACACGCCCTAAATGTTGGGGAAACACACGCACCGTTTTGGCAGGATTTGAACGGCAAATTATGTGCATGGTGCATGCATCTATGCAATTCGTTGCACATCATGAAACACTCAATCATCGCATTGCAGAAAACGAAACGATGATAATCACTCATGATTGATTGACGATAATCAGATCGTGATTGAGTGCAATCACCATCTATTCCACTATTCCGAATCTGTGGAATAACCAGCAATTGCAGGAATAGCATTTTTTGCTAAATCTGGATTTATTGGATTGCGTATAGTCACCACATCAACAAATCACGGAGATTGAGTTAATGAGAACTTTTGGTCGTAGTAAATGGGCTGTTATTGAGGCTTCAGAAGAAAACAAAGAGCGCAAGCATGTAGAGCGAGTTACCGAACGCGCAGTGCAACGCTATCATGATTATCGGTCAATAAAGGCAATGGTAGACCAGTGCATTGAGCATGGTAAATCTGGCACATCCATTATGAACATCTGGCACGAAGGCACGGAGCATGGACAGCAACGGGTAATCTGGCGTTATGGTCAAGCTGAATACGAACCCGGGCGAGGAACGGCTTTCTTTGGCGATCACCTGAAGGCTGTAATATACGGCGATGAAGTCTATTTCATCCTGGTGTAAATAGCATTTTTTGTTAAAAGCCATCCGATCTACTTTGCTATGATTACTTCAACGAAACGAATTGAGCCGAAGGGGAAACGCCATGAGCAACGTCCACATTCTGACAAAAGAAACCTCCAACATCATGAGTCTGATTTACAAGGCGCAGAAGTTCCGCCGTGATAGCAAGGTTTCCAATGTTGCTGGTGTGCGTGCTTACGGTGAATACCTCGGCGTCATGGTTTGCGATATCAACCTGATTTGTGATGCGATCATGGAAAGCAAGAAAGCTGACCTTTTCGAAGCGCTCGAAGATCTGGCCATCTGGTTCCGCAAAATGGATAAAATCGCACAGGGCATCAAATAAGCACGAATTGCTAAACGCCGGGCCGAAAGGCCTGGTATAGTTAACCCATCGAAACCAGTCAGGAGATTAACCATGAAAGCATTTGCGGATGTAGTCGTAGGGGATAAAATTCAATATGGCGCAAGCGATCTGTTCCGCACAGTCACCGATATTGAGAAGGGTCGCGGCGTTAACGGGCAGACCGTTTTCATCGTGCTCGACGGCGTGGCGCGCTTCGCGGTTGATGCTCGCGATTGGGTCTTCTGCATGGAGAAGGGGAGCGCATGAGAAAGAGGAGGGTCGGGGAGGTGGTTTGCACCTGCGAGGCTTACCACTTCCCTCACCGAATGTTCGGCGGTTCATGCAACGGGATCGCCATCGTCATAGCTAATGTTGGCGGATCTGATTGCCAGCATTGCCAGTTACTGAACAACGGGCGCTGTGAGGTTCTCTCCGGGATCGAAAACCCGATCGAGTGCCACTATGTCGCCGACTTCATCAACCGAAACGAGGTTAAAATCTAAATGAGAACAGTTACCATTTCGAATAGCTTTACCTACATGGTCGGCGCGCCGGATGTTGATATCCAGATCTCGCGTGAGATCGCCGCCCGTGACGTGACGGAAAAGTTTAAGGCGGCGGCAACTGCTGCAATCATCCACTATTACGGGCGTCACCCTGAAGACTTCAAAGCCGACGACACGCCGTTTGTCGTCAATACGGTTCCCGAAAGCAAGGCGTGGCAAATCAACGACAAGCAGACGGGGTATTTCATCTTCGGTGCAACACCCTGCCGGGTCGACAGCAACGATATCGAGATTCAGAGCCTGGAGGATGCCGCGCCGCGTGTTCAGCGCACAATCTACATCTGCCAGGATTACACGACCTGCATTCCCGAATAGCACGAATTGCTAAAACAGAATTTGGGGATAGTGGCATACTGTCCCCACACCAACAAACGAAGGAGTTACACAATGAACCACCCAAAGACTGATTCGATCCTGGCCGTCCTGCATGCACACGGTCGCGTTGTTCTCCGCATGAACCGCGAATCCGGCTTTACTCAGATCACGATCACCAAATCGAATGGTCGCTATGTTGTCGGCACGGTTCCGGGCGCTCGCCTGATTCCGTCCTCCCTGGCTGGCGTCACGCTGACGCTGGAATCGAACAGCATGTTCATTGAGTCGTGGAGAAGCTAATGAAAGAAGGCGATCGCGCATACCTGGAAGTCAACTGCGAAATGCATCATTGCACCGTGCTTCTGAAAAGCAAGGGTGTTTACATGTTCGTTAATGAGTTCGGCGAGGAGGTCGCGACAGTGCAACTGTTCTGGTCGACGAAGAATCCCGGCGATAGCTCCCTGACTGGTCGACCGGATCACATTGGGGCGAATGAAAGCATGAAGTGCTGCGAGGCTCCAGGATGCGGGGCTGTCTATAAGGTCAAGGCGGCGGATCTTAAACGCGGCTGGGGTAAAACCTGTTCGAAGTCATGCGCCGCCAGTTTGCGAGAATTTAACCGGAGGAAAAGCAATGGCTGATAATTACGACGATGCCTACTGGCACCGTTTCTTAACCGCCCAGGATGCGGGGCTTAACCGCGAATATTGCATCAAAGTAGCCAATCAGGAAATGACGCTATCGGATGCCCTGGGAAGTATGGATATGGATTCCGAAAGTCTGCCGATGCGTGACGATCTGGTAGAGCAAGAAGAAAATAGTTGCGGCTGCACTGGTGAAGAAGGTTGCCGCGAATGTATCCCTTTCTGGTGAGGTGACAATGAAAAAGCGCGTTGTGTGGTGCATGTTTGACGGTTCCGGGATTATGGGTCTGCCGTGGGCAATTCGCGGTTGCGATGTATATTGCTTTAACGCAGATTCCGGCGACCACGGCGAGTACAAAATCCGCATGGAGCATGCAAAAATCCAGTATGTCAACATCTGGATTGACAAAGATTTCGACGTGAAGCGCACGATCCTGGGTATCCCGGATCCTGACATTATTTTCGCTTTCCCTTCCTGCACGCTGTTAGCGCATAGCGGGGTGAAGCACGCCCGGCAGACTCAGGATGTTCTATCAGCCGCCGATGATGCGAAGATGATCGAGCAATTGGGCGACCAATATAATTGCCCCTGGATGGTAGAAAACCCGGTTGGAAAATTGTCGACGCTTTGGCGCAAGCCGGATTTTTATTTCCACCCTCGCGACTTCGGCGGGTATGTTGCGCCGCATGAGGAAGTTTGGC